GGACTGTATATACTAAACATCATATCGTTGTATACAAAAAAAGAAGACTCTTCGGAGTCTTCTTTTTTTACCTATTTAACAACTCTGTAATGTGAAACATTGTTATTTTTTTTTAGAATAGAAGGTGAAGTATTTGGCAGATAATAATAACAACAACTCTCCTGAAATCAAAGATATGAAGAAGAGAGCTGAGCAAATAGCTAAAACTAACGGCACCATAAGCAGTCTATTCGATTTATTCAAATCAACGCCCGTTATCGATGGAGCTAAACGACAAGATGAATTAAACGATTTATCAGACGAAGTCGATACGTTATTGAAACGAGAAACTAACCGCTTTGTGACAGGTACACACAACGGTAAAGATATAGCTGCTTTTATGAATTCTATTTTCACTAAGAGACCTAAAAGCTATGCAAACAGTATGAATTCATTCATGCAAGGTCAATCCGTAGAAGAATTATTAGGTGATGAAAATAGTCAAATCAATATCATTCTAAGTGAACGATATAAAAACGTAAATAATATGTATGAAGACTTGCGTCTATTAACAGAGCAAGTATCAGAATTAGATGAAGTTATCTTGACAATGCGTGATGCTATCACCAATACAGATAACATCACATCTGAATCGTCCCGTATTATTCGATTCGAAGGTGAATCTGATGAAGATTCCAATGAATCGAAAATGCAAACGGTTGAAACGATGGAAGAAGTTACGGGTATCCTAGATAAACTTAAAAAGATTATCATTCCAGGTACGTTAACCTATGGTAACTTCTTTGTATTCACACAACCATATACAGACTTATTCGCTAAGTTTAAAGCATTGGATGATAAGTTCAATGACCAACGCTTACCGAACATGTTTGAGCATACGATTGCTTTGGAGAATACACTTCCGAATGATGCTCCTAAAGGTACTATGACTCCGGCTATGGAATCTATTTGTCCTTTATTGGAGAAGTATGAAGAAGACTTCAAAATGGTAGATGCTAAGTATAATCAAAATGATATGGCTAATACTATCAATACCATCATGGAAGGTATTAGTGTTATCAATGATCCAAGTGTCCCATTATTAGAAGACTCTTCTATCGCCGCATTGAGTGATGAAGGGATTCGTAATGAACTCTTCAAAGCTATGAAGTCTAAGAAGAAGGATAAAACTTGGAATACCGTTGCTGATGCAACGACCGATAAAGGTAAATCAGTCAATCCGTTTAGTGATGCTACGGTTGATGCTAAAACGGTAAATGATATGACGGATGAATATAAGAAAGAATTCCAAGATACCGTTAAAGGTGTATACTTAAAGTTATATGACCCAAGACGTGTTATCCCGATTCGAATCATGGACTATATCATCGGTTACTATGTACTCTATGAAACAGTGGATGAAACTCGTTCTAATGTATTGAATGCAGTTCATACACTCAGTCGTACAACGATGTTATTCCAAAACAGTAAACGTAGAGAGTTCGAAGAAGAACTTGTATCTCTTCTCTCTGCTCGTATTTGTGAAAACATTGATAAGAAGTTCTTGCGTAAGAATGCAGACTTCAAAGAATTGATTGCGAATGCGATTTCTTATGAAAACTTCTATACGAAATCATTCAAAGTTCAATTCGTTCCTGTTAACTATATGACTCATTTCAAAGTAAATGAAGATTATAATACACACATGGGTGTTTCTGTATTAAAGAAATCCCTATTCTATGGTATGCTATACCTATCTATCCTACTCTTCAAAATCATCATGATTGTAACTCGTAGCTCCGACACTCGGATGTTTATGGTTAAAGGTAGTGGTGTAGATAAAGATATCAGTAATCGTATCAACCGAGTTATCGCTGACTATAAGATGAATCAAATCTCGTATAACGATTTCGGTTCGGTTCGTGGTATCTTATCTAAAGTAGGTAAAGGTCGAGACGTAGCTATCCCTGTTGGGGCTAATGGTGAACGTTCCTTCGAAATCGAAGTTATGCAAGGTCAAGATATCCCATTGGATACTCCACTCCTTGAGTTGCTTCGCAAAGGGATGATTTCCAATACTGGTTGTCCTAGTGCTATGATTAACTATTTAGAAGAAGTTGACTTCGCTAAACAAATCCAAATGTTGAATAGCAAGTTCGTTTCTCGTATGGTTAGTATGCAAAGTGAACTAGAAATCCCATGTACTGAATTATATCGTAAACTCATCTCATTTGGTGGGTATGATATCGATGAAGTTGATATTGATAACATCTACTTCGAATGGGCTAGACCTAAAGCATTGAACAGTCAAAACATCGTTGATATCATTGGTGTATCTGACTCTATTGCCGAATTCATCATCAAGATGTATAGTGGCGATAATGACCAAGATGACCCTCGTATCAAAGATAGAATCTACCAATACGTGGTTAAGAATATCACTATGAATGGTGTTCTAGACTTTGAAAATATCGAAGATGATATTAAACGCATTAAACTCGACTTCCGTCAAGAATTAAAAGAAAAGGAATTGACTAAACTAACCCCTGATGAGGGTGGAGAAAGTTCCTACTAAATGATATAAATTATAATGGATACACTCGTTTGAGTGTATCCATTTTTTAGTGTAATTTCTATACTATATGAGTATATATTATTAACGTGAATAGAGATAGAAAACAGTAATGAATTGGAAATGGTCTATCAAATCTATTCGAAGAATTTTTTATATTATTTTACTATGTTCCATAAGGAGATTTGAAATGTTAGAACAAGTTAAAGAATTAGCAGAAGTGGTATTAAACTGGGTTAAAGAAAACCCGAAAACAACGGCTACGATTGTAGCTATGCCTGTTGGTGTATATGCAGGTAAAAAGATTTCTGAAGAACTACTTGCAAAAGCTTTTGAAGAAGAGCTTAAAAAGCAACTCAAAGAAGCTAACAAACGTAAAAATAAGAAAAACAAAAAGAAAAAAGAAGAAAAGAAAGATGAGGAGTAATCATCATGTTTAACGAAATCTGTCGAATAGTTGGACTTATCGTTATCACCAACTATGCAGTGGATTATACCACTAAAGCAATCGAAAAATATGCAGCTTCTAAACGAGAAAAAGAAGTTGCTGACGCACAATAAAAAAGAAACCTTCGGGTTTCTTTTTTTTTTTGCATATATACGCTAATCGATACAATATACTAATTACAAAGTGAGGTGACTTTTTCTATGATCCGACAACTACCATCTTATGTTGAGTTTTGTAAACTACATAAGTTGACTGAACCATATACTGCTTACTTACTAAAAGAAGTTCCGTTAACATCTACCGAGTGGTATGATAGACAGGATTCATTCTATACTGGACTACTTCATGGTAAGTTTAAGTTGTATTATGCCTTGAAGTCTTTCCCATCTAATAAGATTGATAATAAATTCGTAATCTATTTCATTACTGATATGGGTCTTTTCGTAAAAGAAATGTACCATTCTAGTTGGGACTTCCCACTAGATTTCCGTAATGTATGTGCTAAATACGTAGGACCTATTTGCCATGGTGATATCGTTATCAATCACCCAAATAGAAGAACGCTCATGTTCCTACATGATGTACGTTTCACTGAAGTGATTGATGGTATTAGCCAACCAAATTCATTCGATAGTACAGAAATCTATCAGAACTTGAAAGCTAAAACGCATACACTGGTATTGGAATCTAAAGACCATCCACCGGTAGAAGTTCCATTCGATATCCATCTATACAGAGCACTTCGTTGTAGACACTTCTACATGCATATCCGATTAGATAACTATATCAACTATAGAGAGATTCGTTTCTGGCATCCAAATTTATAATATAAAAAATATAATGGGTATACTCGTTTGAGTATATCCATTATTTTATGTTTCTATTCCATATATAAGTATATATTATTAAGGTAGAATAATAGTATTCATTTTTTATATAAAGGAGAATTAAAATGAGATTCATTAACTTATGTCCACACGATGTGACATTCGAGCTAACAGATGGAAGAATCGTTCAATTGGAAATGGCTGGCACAGTTGCCCGTCAAGCTGTAACAACTGAAGAATACGGGGTCATCCCATTTGATGACAAATCCGGCATTCGGTCTTATAAGACTGAAGTTGGCGATGCAGTCAACCTACCAAAAGAGATGCCAGGTGTTATGCTCGTAGTATCTGCGATTGTTCGGTTGAACAATCCGCATCGTAAGGACTTAGTCAGCCCATCCAGTGTATATCGTACACTAGATGAAAATGGTAACGTTGTGTTCGTATCCGGTGTAGATACGAACTTTTAAACACAAGAAAGAAGAACGGAAACAATCCGTTCTTCTTTTTTTTTATTTTTTTAGCACCAAACAGCAGCAACACGATTCAAGTGGAAGTTTTGGTCCCACTGTTCTAATAAGTCATCACGTTTACTTTCAGCATCAGCCCAATCATCGATTTGAAGATTGAAGGATGCAATAGATGTTTGGAAGTCTTTCCAATATTTCAATTGGTTCCAGAAATAACGCTTAGCGTCTAACAGTGCTAGTTTATAGAATGCTTGACGTAAGCTCATTGGAATATCATATAATTCTGTGGAATATGATACTTCAACACCAATGATAACTTGGTCTTTATAGTACGTACCATTGTTGACACGGAATCGATTCGGTGGAATGAATTCCGGTAAGAATGGTGGTTCCATAACAGATGCTAAGTCCCCAACGGATTGTGATATCGCTAATGCTTGGAACGATTCGATCGTTTCATAGGCAGATGGCACCGATTGGTAACGCATGTCATTGAATGGTCGAATGCTCTCAATACCTACAATGAATCGGTCGGATACATCAGTAATGATAGGTGGTAACTCATAGATGTTACTCGTATCCGCTACGGTATTTTCCTTATCATTACGAATCCGTAATTCGTTTAAGTTAGCAGGTACATGCATAACTCTAGGATAATACGAAGAGAAAGTTGGGAGCGTATCATCGACAATGATGTCGTGATACAAGCAGTTATCATCAACTGGTAGTTGAATGGAGTATAGACCACAGTGTTGTTTGATAAGCTTCAGGATATGAGCCTTATCGCGAAATACTGACATAGAGGTTCACTCCTTACATATTACGAAGGATATCTGCAACTTGGTCTTTTACATAAGATTCCATAGCTACTGTGAAGGTTCTACGTTCACCATTAGCAAAGGCTTCTTGGAAAATGAGGTTTTTGCCAGATTTATCTAAGCATACGGTTTCATATGCTACTTCAAATACATCCATGAAAGATTTGACTTCTTTGGATTCTTCCAATAAGAATTCTGTAATATCAGTCATAGTGGATTCGCTGACTGGGATACATACGTCACCTAATTGAACGTTAGTTACAGGTTGTAAACCAACAGATTCATGAACGGCTGTAATACCCTCATCTGTTTGGTATGCACATTTATGGGATGGAAGGATAACACGGTCATATGTAATGATACGTGGCGTGCTTCTAATCTCACAGCGTTGTGCGTCGATTTTTGTGATAGGTGCTAATGCACGCAAACTAAATGCGGCTTTAGCCCCTTGAAGGATATGACCCTTGAATTGATTCCCTGGGCCATTATAGTCATTCGCAGTATCAATGATACCAAATACAGTATTACCAATGAATTCTGGACTTACGATTCGATGGGAAATGTTATTTGGGTCAATGGATACAATACGACTTGGATCTTTTGTGTTAGGATGACCATTTTCACCATAGAAAGTTTGATTAGCTAACAACTCTTGGATGTGTTCAGCTTTCCATGCGGCATGCATAGGCTCTTTGAAATAGTTTCTATTATTACGATTGAACGTATTGAAATCCTGTAAGCATGTACGGAAGCGAACATAATCTACACCTGGTTGCTGAATTACGCTAATAATTTCAGGGGTGGTTGGTTCGGATACTTGTTCCATGACTAAGCATGCAACGATATCATTACCTGGTGTCATATTATAGACCTCCTTAATTAATCATTTATTAACTTATATAGTTGTTTCGTCAAGAGAAATAAACATCTGGACATATTGGTAAAATTTTAGGTATCAACACTACGAAAGGTAGGTGTAGACATGATCAATGTCCACGTTGGTCGTCTAAAGGACACTCCTGTCGCTATATATAGAGATACATGGGCTGCTAATACGGTAATGGCGTTAGCTAATTACAAAGCACATTTAGCAGGTGTGACTGTATATAATGGTGAACAACGACCGCTTATACAAAGTACAATCGATGGGAATACCGCATACGGTAACTCTCTTCGAAAAGATAACGGCTATATTTTATCCGTATATCATAAAGATAAACCAGAGACGTTATGTGGCTACATAACGTTTATTAATGATGAAAATAATAGACCTGAACCATTCCCTCTTATCGACTTTGCTGAATGGGATAACCCAGGTACTCTACTAGCACATTATATGGTAGAACGTATTCTAACAGCTATCAAGAACCAAACAAACACAGAAATCAATATCAATGATACGATGTTTGAAAAAGGGTTAGCTGAACTATGTGCTATCCAATATGAAATCGCAGGTAGTCAACAAGCACTCGCTCCACGACTCAACTTACCCGATTCTATTATCGATGAAGTTGAACGTCTCCGAGTGACTGACCGTTTGACTCACGACTACTCATTACTTACCATCACTGGTGAAAATAGTAATGTATACTACATTGCAGTCCCAGTTCATAAAGGTAATCGTATTTCCGAATTCATTCTATTAATCCCAACTGAAGCTGGAGAAATCCTTACTACTTCTATCGGGATAAAAGACGTAGTGGAACGTATCTTCGTCAAAGACGAACCAACAGTATCTGAGCTATTAGCTACAGAATCTGTAACTCGTTCCCATTTGAAATTCCATCCTGTTATCAATCTTCTTCAAGAAGAATATAACATCTCTTCTGAAAAAGCATTGGAACTTATGGAGATGGCTGCAACAGAAAATCCATTCTTGTTGCTTGAATACACTATCCCATCCATGTTTACTACAGAAGATGATTATTTACATACACTTGCTGAAAACTTAACATTAGCATGCGAGCTTACTGAATCCAATGCAGACTTATTCGCTGATGCAGTTGTATATGAAGATATGCAATCTAAAGCTAGAGAACTAGGTGCTAAGATTCATGATGCCGGTTCTAAAGCTAAACGTAAAGCTGTTGCAGCAGGTAAAGCTGTCAATGCCGTAGCTAACCCAATCGCTAAAGCAGTAAAAGCAGTTATCGATGGTGCTAAAGATTACATGAATGATAGTGCACGCGAAGAAGCCATCACCGGTTCTACGTTCTCTAAACTTCGTAATCTATTCATCAAATGTATTGCACCAACAGCAGCTATTGCATTAACTGGTGGTGTGGCTATTACTATCGTTGCCTTCTTAGGTACCTTAGCATTGAATAAAAAACTGAACCTCAAATCAAGAGCCAAAGTAAAACAAGAACTTGAAATGGAACTTCGTATGGTTCGTGAAAAAATTGAAGATGCTAAGTCCGCTGGTGACAATGAAAAGAAATACCAATTGATGCGTATCGAAAATAAAATCGATACTCAATTGGCTGATATTAAACGTAAGATGTTATAGGAGGCTAATTATATGGACTTTTGGGATATTATGCTTGAAGCTGAAGAAGCATCCGAATATGAAACCTTATATATGGCTACTCTATTAGGAACTTCAACAAATTCCAAATCTCCGTCTCCATTCATTTCCATGTACTCTTCTGTTGACGATGCTATTGCAGCATTAGATACAGAAGAGTTACTTCTTAATACAAAAACTAAAATTCAAATCTTTACCAATAAAGACCCTGTTAGAGGGGAACGATATGAAGTAACTAGCCGAGATGCATTCTTAGGAACCATTAAGGTCGATGCTACAACAGTACTCGTTCCTCACAAGATTCTTACTCTTATAGGTATAGCTAACCAAACCGATGAAGAATCCGCTGTCGGAGTTCGACGGTTTATAACGTATCAGAGTCCAATTGGACAGGTGGGTGATTTACCAATCGCTGAACACCCAAGTGCAGACTGTATGAGTCTCGTTCATGAGTCTATCATCAATAGCATCGTTCTGGAAGCGGATGAGGAAGAAGATGATGATAAAACAACTCGTGATACTCTACGGGATGCTCGTAAAGATTTAAATGATGATATTAATGAAGAAGACCCATTACCTGAAGAAGAAGGTGATGTGGAAGACATGGAAGATGAAGGTGCAGATGAAGGAGATACGACAACAGATACTACAGATAGTGAAGGTGACAGTGGAGATGATTCTGCTGATGCTGGAACTGATGGAACTGATACTGGGACTGACACGGATGATACTGAAGAAGACTCCGCAATGGATACTGATCTTGGTGATTCTGATAGTGAATCAATGGATTCTGATGACAGCTCCGGAGATACATCGGATGATATGGATGGGAGCAGTGATAGTGAGTCTAGCGATTCTACTGATGATAGCTCTGACGGTAGCGATCCTAACGCAGAAAGAGCGAAGAAAATAAACACGATCGTTCTTTTGAAAAACTTCATATCGTTCTATAAGATTATTGAAAATACTAACAAAAAATTAACAGAAGCTAGAAAAGATAATATTCTAACGACTGTGACAATTAATCAAGTGCGTAAGAACTTAATACGATTGGGAGAAGTCGTATACAAGTACATCACACTTTATTATGATGGGAACGACCATGCCCTCAACCTCTATAACTATAAATATTTCAAAGAAATTTTTAAGTTAAACGTAGAAATGCTTCGTAAAATGAAAAATAGCGAAGATAATGGTCAAACAAATAGTTAAATTATATAACTATTTGATGTTTTAATTAAACCATCAAATTATATTCCACAAACAAAAGTAATTTTTAGGAGGTTGACACATGTATCAACATATCTATGACAATGAAAGCAAAACTACACAAGGTGTAGGTTCTTTCGTTGATAATCGTGACGGCGGCTTCAAAGCGCAATTTAAAGCGATGGTTGAAAGTTTCAGAAACAACTACTCCATCGACGCTTTGTCCGATATGAAACAAATCTTGTCCGTAGGTCCTTTATTCGAAGCTTACAAAGAAGCTATGTTCAATGATGCTATCGAAGCAACATCTGAATCTTCTTTCTGCACTTATGGTCATAACAACAATGATGAATACCTTTCCTTACATGCTGACAAAATGGATCAATATGTAGAAAATACTCGTCAAACACTTTTAACAGAAGCATCCTCCGTTGGTATGATTGAACCAATCGTTGGTTTGACTATGCCTATCTTGAAAAAGCAATACATTGCTAACCAATTCAAAGATATGCTTCAAACAATCGTATCCACTTCCCCTATCGTGAAATATGCTTACGAACGTCGTTTCTTGAAAAACGCTAAAGGCGAAAAGAAATACTTCCCAGAATGTTTCTACGATGGTTCTTATTATGAATTCACTGATCAAGGTATCGGTAAAGAAGTAACAAACAAATGGTACCCACAAGCTGGTGGCACATTACCTTTGTTCGACTTGAACATCCTTGAAGAATCCGGTGGTTCTCTTGAACGTCGTGACGCTTTGTCCTATGACTTCGGTATTAAAGCTCTTAAAGTTGATATCCCTGTAGCTAACCCTGCTGGTGGTACAACAACTGAAGAAGTTATTATCGATAACTTGGATATCCGTCCTGACTATGCAAGCAACACATTCAAATACACTGTAGAAATCGAAAACAAAGTAGACCCTACACAAGCTCCTAACAAAGTACAAGTGTTCGGTTCCTACTCTCCTTATGATGGCTTGGTAACTGTATCCGCTGCTGCTGATGCGGCTTCCAACGTTGTTATTAAAGGTATTCAATTCGGTGGTCACTTGTCCAACTCCAATAACACTGAAACAATTGAATTGGATAAAGAACGTCATAACCAACAAATCACCATCGCTGAAAAAGAACGTTTCAACGCTGGTTTGACATTGGAAAAAATTAAAGACGAAAAAGCTTTGGCTAATATCGATGTAACTGTTGAAGTTGTATCCGATATGTCTGACGTTTGTGCACAAACTGCTGACTCCAACACTCAACGTTTCTTGGAACAATCCTTCCAAAAAGTGAAAAACATGGGCAACCGTGTATTCCAACCAATGGGTTACAACTTCCAATTCGCCGATGAAGTATCCTTCGATATGGCTGCACCTAGCACATACATGGTACCAGAATCCGAATGGAGAAGTAAACAACTTCGTTACTACTTAGGTCGTATGATTTCCTACATCAAAACTAAGTTACGTGACGAACGTATCATGATTGCTATCTCTGCTAACTCCTACGTAGTTGAATTGTTAAGTGCAACTGATGACAACATCCGTTGGGTATTGAACTCCGACTCCAACATCGGTGGCGTTAAACTTGACTACAAATTTGGTGTTATGACTGTTGATGGTACTCGCGTACATATCATTGCCAGCCAAAAAGAAACAGTAGAAAAAGGTTTCCGTATCACTGTTATTCCTTTGACTGACACTGTAATTACATACCGTCGTTATGAATATAGCTTCAACATCGAAACTAACTATCGTAACGCATTAACTCCAAACATTCCAAACATCATGTGCGTTCAACGTTACGAAAACATTGAAGTACTTCCAGTTCAATCTAACTTGTACATCAAACAATACCGTGAACGTAACCTTGGCTTGGCTCCAAACGCTGTTTACTCCAGCCTTACTGCAACTCATATCTAATAGATACTTAGTTGCTTAACGCATCATTGGAATGATGTGATAAATCCCCATATGGTGCAATGCCATATGGGGATTATTTTTTTATGAAGGAGTACACACAGATGTATGATTCCCAAATTGAGTATGAAGAATATGTCTTGTATACTACCGTAGCAGAATCTGAATTAGTGATGATAACTACTGAAGCTTTATCGAATAAGGTTAAAGATATCTTAAATCGTATTGCTGAGAAGGCTTCTAGCTTAGTCTCAAAAATCGTTGCTAAATTTATTGCTCTTGTAAAGAAGGCTAACGTAGTAGTACTCGACAAGCTTGCAACTCGTAACCTTAAAAAGGGTAGATTTGCGAAAAAGACTATGGCATTCCCTGATGTACCGGGACTTAGACAGCTGATGATGGATTTGAATAAACTTCCATCCTATACTAAAGATGTAACGGCTGCACTATCAGGTAATGACATTCAATGGGACAAAGTATTCGAAGAGATTGATGACATGAGAGATCGAGTGAATACCGTTCGTGAACAAATGAGTCATCATAAACGTACGAATATCAACCCATCCCTGATTAAGAAAATGGTACTGTATGCTAACCTTGGCACTAAGGCTAGAATACAAACATCTGATGTCAATATCAAACGAATCAAAAGTAAAATCAATGGTATAAAAGAAACGGCTGCTACTATGCAAGTCCATCAACTTACCAGTCGTTTTATTAACCTATTCGTAACGATGACATCACTTATATTTAGAATTACGCGATTAGCGATTAACAACTTACGACGTCTGGCACGAAACATTGTTAAGACGGAGGAAACTAAAGCTAACACGTAAAACAAATCTATAATCTATACTTATTATATTATCCGTAGAGGTGTTAACACATGACAAACGTATATGAATTAGCAGTTGAATCTGCTCAATTTGAACTCATGGTTGAATCCATGGAATACACTACTGAAGGTGTAGTGGATACTCTTAAATCTATTGGTGACCGTATTGGTTCTTTTGTATTGCGTTACTATGATTTACAAATGAAAATCATTACTTGGTTCCGCACAAATGCTAAATGGTTAACTAACAAAATTATCGAAGATGCTATTGCAACAGCTTTCGAAAAAACTACTGAATACGGTGTTAAATTGCATAACTTCCGTTACAATAACCTTTTCGATAAAGCACGTAATGCAATTGCTGCATGTATGGACTCTGCTAAATCTGGTAAATGTGAACATGCTAAATTGGAAGCTGCTAACTTAGCGATTAGCTTCAAAGAATTGAATGCGACATATGCAGATGTTAGTATCCGTAAAAACACTGTATTGAAAGACTTGGATACTCGCAAAAAAGTGATCGAAGACCTTCAAAAAGCCAAAGCTCATGACTTGGTAAAAGCTGCTGAAGCATTGGTTAAGAAAGTTTCTTCCGATGCAAATGCATCTAAAGAACAAGTTAAATACGTTAGCCGTATCGTAGCCGTAGCTCAACGCTTCGCTGCATTGGTATTGGCTGCTATGGAAGCTGCTAAAAGCGACATCATTAAAATCCAAAATAAAATCGGTGCTAAAGCTCCTAAAGAAGCTTAATCATTCATACATAAGTAGAATAACCCTCGTGGTTATTCTACTTATTTTTTCTATAATTTATTTTGGATACGACGTGTATCTAACTAGAGTTATTCTATTGATTAGACACTTTAATAAAATTCTATTAGAAAGGTGGCCACCTATGAATACAGATAATCAAGCTCGAATCCAAACGAGTATCCAGTCCATTGTCAATGGTGCTGAATTCGAGGAACTTCGAGACAAGTTTGATACCATCATCCATACTAGAGATGAAGCCGGTATCGACACTAGCCTTTATCATATTGCTAGAATTCTAAGACGTATTTTCAACATCGACACGAAATTCTCGATTGTTGACAGAACATGCCAGCATCCATTCTTTGGGTTTAATGTATTCCCATCTTTCAATGATATAAAAGACATCTCTTCCAAAGTACTCTCTAACAGTACAGATGAAATCATTGAAATCTGGCAAAACGTTGATGATTGGTATATTGAAATCGATTCCAATCTATTATACAACTCCAGCAAACTATTCACGTCTGCTGAAATCACAACTCTATTCCTATATCGTATTGAACAAGTTATCTTCAACTATAGTTTACCTGAACGTGTAACGTTGGCTATTCGTCAAGCATTAACTTCCTTAGATTATAGAAGTAATGCTATGGCTCGTAGTGCTATTTGTCGTGACCTATACATTCTTCCATTCTTGGTTGGTGCAGGTTTCGTTAACTACACAAAAGAAGTTGACCAAGATTCCATGTTAAGTAAATCTGAATACTATGCTTCTGCATTTACTAAAATCTTAACAAACTTCGGTATGTTAGAAACAGTCGATAGAAATCCGACTGAATTCGATGATACGTTGAACTATGTATTGCTTATGATTTTCGAATCCATTAACGATATGAAATATAGTACTCGTACACTTCGTCATAACTTGAAACTCTATGTAGATGGTGTTCGTTCCAACTATATCAAAGCCACTGTTAAGAAAATCTTTATCAAGTTCACGAATGTGTCTGAAAAAATTGCAACGATTGAATCCACAAATCCTAAAATGGTTGCTATGCAAGAAAAGATTGCTGATGCTAAGATTGCTGAGCAATTGAATGCTATCTATGAAGCAGCTCATGTCGACCAAGAATATATCGACAAGAATGGCTTTGTTAAGAAAGTTGATAATAAAGAAATCGATATCATTCGTATCGAAATTGGTAACATCGAAGATGCTAATGATAAGATTTACCTGATTGAACGTGTATATCGTTACCTCAGTATCGTTAACTATGCGTTATCTATTATCGAAGACCCTGAATTAGGTAAACGTGTTCGTGTATCTAAATCCACATTGACTAAACAACAACGTGAATTAGAAGACTTACGTGAACTTGTATTGAAAACACCGATTCGTCCTAAGAAATATGGTGTCTATATCAAATATCCTGTAGGATACGAAGGTTAAAACTGAATATAGGTATAATTCCTCGTGGATTATACCTATATTTATTTTCATACAGTTAAGGAGAACTACATGGACGGTGAAATCATTCAACAACCCAAGGTTGCCATGGGGTATGACTTGACTAAATTCTATGGTATTGATGAGAAAGGAATCCCATTCTTTTACCATCTGAATACCTCTAATATATCATTCATACAGACGGCAGCCGATTTAAAATCATTAGGTATTAAGAACAATGCGTTCTTTTTACGTATCTATAATCCAGACCTATTCGACGTTGACCCATTTGATCCTAACTTAACTCCTGACCAAGTTAGAGCTATCATTGGGGAATGTCTTATCAATCCATGGTACTTCCTTCGAGAATGTGTACGCATTCCAGAACAAGGTGGTGGCACAGGACCTGGCTCTGGTTCTAAATTCCGTTTACATCGTGGTAACCTAGCCGCATGCTGGTGTTTCTTTAGAAACATCGACTTATATCTAGTAATACCACGTCAATGTTTTAAAACTCACTCTATGCTAGCAGTACTAAACTGGGCGTATATCTTTGGTACATCCAACTCTGTATTCAACTTCTCAAACAAATCACAACGTGACTCTGACGATAACTTGAGAAAGATGAAAGAACAGAAAGATGTATTACCGATCTATATGCAACATCGTTACAGTCTAGAAGTCAACGAGCTAGGTGAACTTAAACAAGTCAAAGGTATCGACAACGTTCGTACTATGACAAATCCAGTGAATGGTAATCGTATTGACTCTAAACCATCAGCAGCAACGGAAGAGAAAGCGGACGGTATCGGTCGTGGTAACTCTGCTCCAATTCAGTTCTATGACGAAGTTGAGTTTACGAAATACATTGGTACGATTATTATGGCGGCAGGTCCTGCCTATGTACGTGCCGCAGAAAACGCTAAGAAGAATGGTGCGATGTTTGGTCGTATCTTCATCACAACTCCAGGTAATATTGATTCACAACCAGTAAAAGACTCTATGAGTACTCGTGAAAATGCAGCGGTATTTACTGAACGTCTATATGATATGACCGAAGAAGAGATTCGTGAATTTATGAGAGTTAACTCTCGTAATGGTATCGTATATATCGAATTCAACTATAAGCAAATCGGTATGGACGAAGATTGGTATCAACGTGTATGTGCCGCTTCTAACTGGGAAAAAATTAAAATCAAACGGGAAGTACTATTGCAACGGATTCGTGGTACATCCGCTTCCCCATTTGATCCAGATGACCTAGATGTAATCAACGGTTTCCGTAAAGAACCGATTGAAGAAATCATGGTTAATAAAATCTTTACACTATACGTATATGAGAAACTAGATAAAATGGTTCCATACATTATGGGTATCGACTGTGCAACAGGTACTAATAACGATAATACAGTTATCATGATTATCGATCCATATACATTACGACCAGTCGCTTGTATGAAAACCCCATTAGCTGATGCTGTGGAAACCGCTCAGAATATCGTATCGATTGTTAATCGACTTATACCAAAAGCCTTAATTGCACCTGAACGAAATCACTTAGGTTCTGCGGTTATTGATATCCTTAAACGTAGTAGCGTAGCGGCCAACTTATATTATGATATCGATAAAGCCATGGTACCTGATACAGAAGCTCGTTTGGATAGTAAGGGTTTCGTTATGAACGACCCTAATAATCGTCGATTTTATGGTGTAGCTACAACAGCTACGACACGACCAATGATGATTCAAATCTTATTACGACACGTTGCTGAACGTAAGTCTGATTTCATTTGTCGTGAATTGATTGATGATTTGAATAACTTAATCCAAAAGGATAGTGGTAAAATCGAAGCTGCACCAGGTGAACATGATGACGTTGTTATGGCATATCTTATCGCCTTATTTGTATACTATCATGGTAGTAAACTATCTAGATATGGTATTACTAAATACGACCCACGTAAACCAATCGGTGCAGAAGAAGTCCGTAAAGTTGCTACGTATGATGATGCCTATGCATCTCTACCAGATGACTTGAAGCAATTCTTCCCGAATCCTAAGGGTGACCAAATAACACAAACCTTTGGTGGATATGCTGTTGATAATGCCCCTGAACGACCAATTGATGCTCATAATGCTCCACCTAGTTACTATAACAGTGCTAGAGAGCAATATGTAAGTACATCAACAGGACTTAGAGTTGGCGTTATCAACGATGAATACCAAGAGACACTCCATCGCCCATATGACGACTATAGTGGTGCCTATGATGATGCATTTGACATCTGTGATATTTTGAATAAAGACTAATAAAAAGATAGTATCCGCATGGATACTATCTTTCTTTTGTAAAAAAATAAAGTCGTTGGTACATGGTTGTATACAAATACTACATTAACTTTGATAAGGAGTCGTATCATGATATTAACAAATGACAACGATTTTGAAACCCGTGGTGATACATTTATTGAAGTATCCCCATTAGAGCAATTATCCAGAGAGTTATTGGACGAGTTTATTACTATTCAAATCCAACAACCTTTTGAAATGAAAACCAACTTTGTAGAAAACTTCACAGAAGAAGTTGAATTATTAATGTTAAATAACGCAGAAGATGAAGACTATCTTGAACAAATTAAAACAGAAGCTATCTCTTTCTACACTAGCGTTATCAACCAAATCAATGACCGTTTCCATTTAGACATCGATGAAGATGTAATGGCAGGTCTTGATTTCAATGGTGCAAGAAACCTGTGTGATGGTTTATATGGGTTCTTCACTGTAGATTATACCAAGAATGTTGCGAAGTACTTATCTCGTATCATTCTTCTTAATTCCGAATCTATTATTGAGGAATTATCTAACAATGAAAAAGTAAAAGACGTATCTACATTAGCTCTACGTCAGAAAATAGATAGTGATGTATTTGCTTCTCTATTAGCAAACATCAATGTGGTCTTATCTATCGCTAAAGATATTGACTTAGACCCTCTCGATTTCATCAATCTTTTCAATCAAGATAACTATGATGTGCATATTATCAAATACTGTTTAGATAACCATGCTATCAATGGTAACTTTGTAAAACCATTCTTGCGTCTTGTATTTGACAATGACCAAGACTATGTATATGATGGTATTGTAGCTGACGTATATACTCGTTTACTACAGAAATATGCTGAGAAACACCTCAATGTTCAAAAAGAAGGAGAGACTGATGGAACAGAAATCGAATACGCAGATGCCAACGACGGGAATTAAGGATTTAGTCAACCAAGTTCCCGATTTAGCTATGGAGATTCCTGAAGGCTTGAGTCCTAAAGAAGAAGAATACTTCCGTATCGTTCAAGCGATGGAAATCCGTAACTTAATCAATAAATTCAAAGAAAACCGCAAGTTCATGTTAAATAAACTTCTTGCTTTCATGCCTATGGAAGAAGAAAGTGCTAAAGTAATTATGGCTCGTCTTTCCGAATATACGAAAGATGAAATCCAAAACATGAGCGATGAAGAAATGGAAAAAGTTCTCAAAGTAGAAGGTGACGAAGTCATCGAATCCATGTTCTTCTTACCTGAGGTAGAAATCCCAGGCTTTAACGAACACGACTTCCGTCGTGATGTATTGACTTTATTTGCAGCTACGAAACAAGAGGTTGATGATATCGATGCTATCATCGATAACGTAGAAGCTCAATATGCAAAGTATGTTTCTAAAGAAACGGATGAACTATTGAAGTCTAATACATTCGACGAGTATCTTATGGACTACTATAAAGATATGCTCGCTAACAATGATACGCTTACTGATGAACGTCGTGCTCTGATTGAAGTTGAATTGAAAGCATTAGAAGATGCTATCACAATCGAACCAATCACTGGTCCTATTATTGACCAAATCAATAAAGGTAAAGTAGAATCCATTCGTCATGGTTTCAAACATGAAATGGAACAAACCATCAGTGCAGCTGTTAAAGTAGCTGAGACGAATAAATTCAACTTCCCATTCCAACTCATGATGGATTTGGAAACTACTCACTTTGGTGAGAACTATAAAGAATATAATAACCTATTCGTATTCTTATTTGCTCGCTTTATTAAGCATAATAAGACTATGGATAGATACACTGTACAATTCTGCAATGCTTTGTCTACGGCGTGTGTTATCCTCGCTCGCAATGAGGAAACATTGAATCCTGAGTATGTTGAGAAACATACAAAGTATATCAAAGAAATCGTCGACTTAGTAATTAACGCTGAATGACATTAGGGTAAGGAGTTACATACTCCTTACCCTACTTTTTATGTATTTTATGGATTAGGAGGAAGCTATTATATGGCTAATCCGTTTACTAAGAATGGGCCTAATATCGAATTTACAGGCGAGTACATGGAGGCTTATGTACCCGAATACTATTTCGATACTGGAATAGCCCAAATGGTTGGTGATCATTTCTCACTATTGGGTATTTTTAATATCCGAGTGTTTACAGATGTTGATGGCAAACAACCTCTGAAATTAAGAACAGTAAACCTTCCTGTCAAAATAGTAACCTATCCTACTGGGGGTTATGAAAAGAAGAAGTTGGATTTAGTGGGTGCTGGTGAAGATACATACTACGTATTGAAATACTACAATACAGATGTATTCTGCCAGACTGCTCTACCGCAAAAAGCGGAAGCATTTAAAGATTTCCTAAAGATTCTTACGGCTGGTAAATTACCGCGGTCGTTTTCCTATGATGACATCATTACACTATGGGATAAGAACTTCCTGTTGAATGGTATCAAATTCGATATACCAGATGTGATCAAAGAACTCGTTATTAGTGAAATCTATCGTGACCCATCTAAACCAGAATATAAGTTCGGTCATCTTGTAGGTACCAACCCATCGGTATCTCGTCATAGCTACACTACAGCGAATACGAAGGATATTACTAAGTATAACTCTTCGTTCTCTGCTATTACATTCGAGAATATTGATGAGGCGATTGTTTCTGCTGTAACCACAACTCGTACAGAGCGTAAGGAACAAACCTCCCCGATGGAGCAACTACTTAAATTCTAAGTATTCCATATACCCTCGTAGGGTGGAAAAACAAACATTAAATTAATAATTTAACACAAATTATACTTGACAAACTAATTTTAAAGGAGGGTATACTAATGCCACGTACAGGCCAAATTATCCCTGAGTGGATTCAACCTCATGAGGCTGTATATATCAACGACAATACGTTCTTTGAAGACTATACTGCTGATAATAGTGGTCCGACTTTTTTGTGTGTATTCACATCTCCTAAAGGTCGTAACCAATTACAATTGAAAAAATCTTTCACAGATTTCGTCAATGAATATGGTTTACCAGATTATCAAACTTACGGCCAAGCAATGTACATGCCATATGTAGCTCTATTCACAGGTAACGCTAAAGCTCAATGCTTACGTGTAACAGCTGATAACGCAACATATGCTCATTTCATCCAAACTGTAAGTTATAAAGTTGAAGCTGGTAAGCTTAAACTTAAATTCGAAACTTTCAAACGTGACGATGTAACTGACTTGAACATGTTGGAAATCTATGCCAACGCAATGTCTACTAACCCAGTTAGCGGCACTGAAGAAGAAAAAGCGGCTGAATGGAAACGCCGCCCATTATTCTCCTTCGCTGCATTAGGCCCTGGTAAATATGGTCGCGATTTCCGTATCCGTGTAACTCATGACCGCAATGCGGACCGTGATAACGAATACAAAAACTATCGTGTAGAATTGATTAGCACTGAAAAAGGTACTAAGAAATTAGAATCTTACAATGTATGCTTCTACATCGATGCGTTGGACCCTAACACTCAAATCACTAACTACATTGATGATGTAATCAATGATGAAGGTGGTAAAGGTTCTTCCCGTGTATCTGTTAAATTCTACTACGATACACTCCTTGAAGTATTCAACGAATACAAAAAGGTATATGACCGCAACGGCTTCATTCCTCCTACAGTAGTATCTGTAGACCGTCGCCCTGCAACAACTGCAACTCTTCCAGATCCAGAAGTAGTTTACTACATGGCTGAAACTGATACAGTTGGTGGTCGTACTATCAACCAAGGTACATATGTTAAATATGACAATGTGAATAAAACTTACAACGATATGACATTCGCTCATATTGAAAACACATTGACTACATTACCTACATATGATGATGCACAAGACAACTTCTTGTACATGATTCCTAAAACTCCTGCTACTGACCCTGTAACTTACGATTACTTCGTAAAAGCAGACACTTCCACTGGTGGTGTAGGTGGCAACGGCTTCATTCAACTTAACGTTGTAGAAGCTAAGAAACTTCCTGCAACTAAACTTGCTGAAGAAGGTATTTACTACTTATTGACTGCTGATGATGGCAACTTCGCTAATGGTACATACTTAAGCTTCACTAACGATAACGGTTTAGCTGCAACAACTCTTCCAACTCCAGTAGCTCCTGAAAACGAACTTCCATACACTATGGAAACATTCGATATCTTCGGCTACAACCGCTTCACTGAACAAGATGACAAATTCATCGAAATCGAAGGCGGTAAATCCACTATCCATGTAATGGATATCGAAGGTGTTGGTTTAGAAGGCGGTTCTGATGGTGATTTCGACCCTCAATCCGGCTTATCCAAACAAGAACGTCAACAAGCTATCGATAAAGCATACCAAATGGCGTTCCAAGGTGGTAAAGACGCTAAAGTTAACTCCAAACGTCGTGCTCCAGTAGACTTGATTCTTGATGCGAACTATTCTGTTCAAACTAAGAAAGCTATGGCTGCTTTGGCGTTGAAACGTATGGATGCGGCTGTTCGCCTTGACACTAACTTATTAACTAACGTGAATGACGTATTTACTATGGGTCAAACATTGAAAGACATCAACACATTCATGGTTTCCAAGAATGCGGGTATGTTCAAAACTGTAGATCCAATCACTGGTAAAGTGATTCCTGTTACTAATACATTATGGATGGCTCAACGCTACCCATTACACGTAGCAACTTACGGTAACCATGTTCCTATGGCTGGTGAACGTTATGCTACATTGAGTGGTTATACTAAGAACTCCATTCGTCCATTAATCGATGCTGACGATATGGAAATCAAAGAAAAATTACTCACTGAGTACCAAATCAACTACATCGAAGCTATCGATGAAGATACTTACATTCGTGGTACTCAAAATACTTCCCAAGTTAAAAACTCCGACTTGAGTGAAGAAAATAACGTTCAAGTATTGCTTGAAATCAAACGCAAAATTGAACGTATGGCGGGCAAACGTCGTTATGAATTCTCCGATGAAGATGAATTGAGAATCTTCCGTCAAGACTGCGAAGAAATCTTCTCCAGCTATAAAGGAACTAAATGTCGTTCTATCGACGTACAAGTTTCCATGAATAAATGGGAAAGAACTCGTTCCATCGTTCACGTTTACTTGGCAATCGTATTCCGTACATTCCAAAAACGTGCTATCATCGAAATCGATGTTAACCCTAGAACTTAAGAAAGGAGTCGTAATATAACATGAAATCTATTCAGCAAAATATTAAACGCAATACGAAAGATTTCTCGGAATTCGGCTTATGGGTAGGCGGTCTTGATGTCTCCACAAAGAATATTGACCAATTTGACCCTCTTCGTGCCGGTTATTCCCGTATCTTCATCGTACGTCTTCCACGATTCATGGAACGTATGGATATTGCGGCCGCTAAACGGTTCAAACATTTGATCGAACTTGGTTTCACTGGCATTGATGGTATCGCTGATACTACAATGGAAACAGAAGAATTGACTGGTGGTTACGCTGGGAACAAATTCCAAATTCCTAACGTAGTTAAAGATGAAACTGATTCTTTAACTATCAAAACATATGAATTCTCCGGTTCTCCTATCCGTGAGTTCATTGACACTTGGATGACTGGTATTTCTGACCCATTGACTGGCTTGTCCCACTACCATGGTCAAATCTCCCCTGAATGCCAATTCAAAGCTTCCAACCACGTTATGGAATGTATCATCGTGAATACAGACCCAACTGGTATGGACATTGAATACTGTGCCATGTTCTCCAACTTGATGCCTAAGAAAGTTGCTAAATCCCATTTCAACTTTGAACCAGGCTCCCATGCTGCTGTTAGCCTTGATTTGGAATTCACTGCTACTCGCTATGAATCCCCTCAAATCAATGAGATCGGTTCTGCCTTGTTGAACAAATATCGTATCCTTCGTGATTACTTAGACTTCAACTCCGGCTACACTACTCAAATGGTTAACGCTATGCCAGCATACCAAAATATGAATCACTTCTAATTCATATTTTACCAAAAAAAAAAGAAATACAGAGTATGGAACTTTCGTTCCATACTCTTTCTTTTTAGTCATATTGGTTCGGTGTTTCAAATCGAATGATATAATCAGCAGTCAACTTGCTGTAGATATCAAGTTCATTGAAATGATACATAATGTGTCGTTTAAACATAGTTCGTAGAGTATCCATAAGGATATTCTTTATTTTGCGTTCTGAACGCAATTCACAGTAATCAACGATAGTCATACTGTCTTCCCACCAATAGTGGGTATTCATAAATGAAATCACTTGTACTAGAAAGATTTCTAGGTCATGATTCGCTAGTGTTTGTTGTTTACCATCAGGTTTAACTAAGGTAACCAACCAAGGTTTATTCTTCAATCTTTACCTTCCTCCACGCATTCATAAGTTCACCAGGCACTCGTGCATGAGAAATATAAGCACCAGTGATTGGTTCGTCGTTGGTATATTCATCTAGTTGTTCGTTATAACGTTCAATTTCTTCACCAATATCTCTACATAGTGTAGCCATGAACTCGTTTTCATCTTCAATATACGAATACTCAACTGTACTCATATTAGAATTGAATTCACGATACATGTGGTCGCATACTATGTTCAAGAAATCCTCACGATCCTTTGAACTAATAGAAACGAACTCATTAAAAGAATTTTTAATACCAATGGAATATTGGCGTGCAATTTTTTGTGTATATGCATATGCCATTTTTTTTTAGTCTCCTTTTTAGAAAAACAAATTACTTGAATAGTTATCTATTCTATAAAAGCATAATATATATTTGAGTCACCGATAGGTAATTTCAAATATACATTATGACAACAAGATAACACATTTCGTATTTTTAGAAAAAAGGAGAAAATAACATGGCTCATGAAGCTTATATTAACAATAAAGGGGAAGTTATCCCTAGTGTAACACAAATCCTATCTATGATTAATAAAAAAGGTCTTATGGACTGGTCAAACTGGTTAGGATTCAAGAGAATTAAATATAAAGAGTTCCTTAATGAGAAAGCCTTATTAGGAACTATCGTACACAATAAAATTGAAAGTGATATCAAAGGGGTGGAGTATACTCCATATATTGATGAAATAACTGAACGAGAAGCTGATAAGCGTTTTAATCGCTATCTACAGTGGAAGTCTGATTGTGAAGTAAGTCCAATTCACTCTGAATTGAAAGTCCACAATGAACGATATGGTGGCACCATTGACTTCATCGGTATGGTAAGAGGTTCATTCACGCTACTCGATTTTAAAACGTCTAAGAAGCCACAATATAGTCATTTTATGCAACTAGGTGGTTACTTAAACCTATTAGAAGCAACGGAACCGGATATCTATCACAGTATCCAGAATTGTTCCGTTGTCTGTTTTACTGAGAAAAGTGAAACCCCTATGATTATGGTTACTAAACCTATTGAGGATATGAAGAAGTATCAACTCGCTTTTGAAGAGGTGTATACTGCATTCATTGCTCTACAAGATATCTTACAAGTAGATTGGAAGGAGTCTCTTATATGATACACAATGAGTTATTTGCTATAGCCTTTATAGCAGATATCCATTTCGGTGCTCTAAAGACTGAGAAGTTATATGAGCAATTAAAAGAACGATTCTTACGTGTTATAGACGGTAAGCGATTAGATATGATTGTATTCGGTGGTGATTTATTCCATACGATTACAAGCATGAATTATAGTACCGCTCATTCCGTTATGATGTTTATGGAAGAAGTTGTCGACATTTGTATCCAAAACGATATCAAATACATTCGTTTGATTCAAGGTACAGCCAGTCATGATAACCGCCAATTACATAACTTCAGTATGTATGAGAATCGGTCAGATATAAACTTTAGAATCATCATGAGTATAGAAGAAGAACATCTAGCCGAAGGATTAGATATTCTCTACGTTCCGGAAGAATATATGAACGATATGGAGCAGTTTTATGCTCCGTATTTATCCCAAAAGGATAAGTATGACTTTATCTTCGGTCATGGAATGTTTAAAGAAGTGGGTACGATGGCTAAGCAACAGCTTGGTGAGATTACTATGAGTCGTGCTCCGGTATTCGATTCCAAGCAAATGATCAATGCCTGTAAAGGTCCTATCTTCTTCGGTCATATCCATACGAATACAGTGATTCGTAAACATGTATATTACCCAGGTTCATTCTCTCGGTTCCAACATGGGGAAGAAACTGATAAAGGTTTCTATCTATGCGTGTATAATGTAGTGAATCATAAGTATGCTGTGGAGTTTATCCATAATGATATGGCGGAAGAGTATATAACAATTAAGATTCCCGACTTTACAGTATATAAGGATAAACCAGAAGATATCGTTGATGTGATTGAATCGATACAAGCAGACTATAAACGTGTGAAAATTGTATTGGTAGGACACATCGACTTTAGTTACGCTCTTCAATTTATCCGTGAATATGCGAAGGATAAACCAAGACTCCAGATACAAATCACAGATGAAGCTCAATTTGTCAAAGAACAAGAAACTGAAAGGGTTGTTAATACCCTATTGGAAAAGTACGCATTCATCTTTGATTCTGGCATTAGTCATGAAGAAAAGATTCAAAAGTTTATAAAGATTCGACATGGTAAGGAATTACCAATCGAGACGATTAAGAATGAATTGAATTTATTATAAGTAAGGAGAAAGTCCCTTGTTACGTTCCGAAGTGAGTTACCATAAAAAGAAAGAGTTGGAATCGCCAACGGCACCATTTGATCCAACCCAACATTTGGTAGCAATGAAATTATCTAAAGCGAACTTACAGCAAATCATTGGGGTTGTATTCTCCAATGACCCTGCGATTACTCGCTTGCATTTGAATAACTTACAAAAGTTATTCGCTATATTAGATCCAAAACCGTTTGAGCAAGATGTAGCTCTCTATGCACGGTATATGTTTATTATCAAAGCATTAGATGCTCGGATTAAAATGGGTACTACTAATAAAACATCATTAGTAGGTGCCGCAGATAACCCATCTGATCCAGAAACACAAATCATTCTAAAATACCTAGATGAATATATTGATGTAAACCATGATGAGATTCTGTTTACATTGAAAACCATTGAAGATATTCTTCAACATAGTTACCTTTTATTCTATAGAGACCGAATCTACAATGTATTCTCCAAGATTTCATCTGGTGACTATGATACACTAGGTAGTATGAATGATGAGGTGAAAGCTGTAGTCAGCAACCTCATGACAGACTTACGTAAAGCTGAGTCTGTAGCTTCCATGAGTACATTCAGTTTGGAAGCTGATATATTTGAACCATTCGTTGAAGAAACGATTAAGAATGCTGGTGATGAGAACCTTGCTCTCATGACAGGTGTTCGTGCCTTAAATGATATTTTATCCCCAGGTTACATGCCAGGTCGTTTATACCTATGGTTAGGTGTAACGGGCGGTTTTAAATCCGCTATGCTATTATATTCATGCTATTGGATTAAAACCTATAATAAAATTCAACCTCGTCGTAAACCAGGTGCTAGACCAACCGTACTCTATATTACGACAGAAAACTCCGTTGAAGAGTCATTAATCCGATTATTCAACATCTCCACATCTTCTAAAGATATTCAATCCTTTGCTCCAGATGAGGCAGTTCGTCTCATGCGAGAAAAAGGTGGTCTATCATTGAAAGATGGTGAAACCAATATCATCATGAAGTATTATGGTAACTTAGAAATCAGTACGGCTGATTTATATACTATCATTGATGAGATTGAAGAAGACAATAATGAAGTCGTTGCCTTGGTATTTGACTATATTAAACGTATCCGGTCAGCCGAACCAACGCAAGATGAAATTATGCGTTTGAAATATGCTTCAAACGAATTGAAAGACTTAGCTATCCGTCTAAAAATCCCTGTCATTACAGCACAGCAAATCAACCGTGCCGGTAACATGGCTGTTGATGATGCTCAAGTAGCAGGTAAGGAAGACCTCGGTAAGTTGATTGGTCGCGGTAACGTGGCACAATCATGGGACCTATTAGAGAACTCTGATTGGGTATGTATCCTAAATATCGAAGTCAAACGGGATGATGGTTCGAGATGGTTAACCATGAATGAGATAAAGAAACGGTATAAAACAATGACCGACCAGAAGTATTTCAATCATCCATTTGCAGAAGGTAGTACCATTATGCTCGTAGATGATGTTAACTTAGACCGTTCATTGTCAAGAGTTTCTTTGGCAAGTGATTTACCTGGAGCTTCATCCGACCTTAGTTTCCGTGGTAGTCGTTCCGCTAAAGAGCGAACTAAAGAAACACCGTTAACTACAACGTCATTCTCATTACAAGATTCTCTTGGTAGTGATGCTATATTCACACCATTAGAAGAATAAGACACAAGTAATCCCCCTAGAAAACATCGAGTATGATGCAATCTAGGGGGATTACTTGTGGTTATTTATTTTCTTAAGGAGAAGTACTATGAAACAACTATCAAACCTTAACGCAACAGTGTAGGTTCCTCAGTAGAGGGCGTTGTTTTTAGTATGGTGGTATATAAATACCCATAGCCACACATGGCAGCTAAAGGAGCTATGGGTATATAGTTTATATACCAATACATGCCCGCCATTTGGGCGGGTATTTGGAGTATCTATAGTAACTACAAAATGTAGATGATAACTCACATGGAATTAGTTGCAGTACCATCATGAACGACGGATGAAAAAGCTTGTTTCAAGTTATTTATCAAACCCCTCCGCCTATACGATAATCGGACTGATTATGCAAGTAGATGCTGGGTTCCTCTTATGTATAAATATTTTCATGCGTTCTGATGGTTGCGTATGCAACCTAATTTAATGTTATACTTTTTTCACATCGAGTTTGAAATTACAATTCTAGAATTTCTTTCTTGATGGAGTTGCGGTTAGCTGTGATAGTTGTTTTTTCTTTCACTAGTACTTCATTTAAGAAATCGATGAAATCAGAACTGAAGAGTTTAATCCCTTGCTCAAGGTCTTTGAACTCGGTTACTGAAGTCATATGGTTGACATGCATGATGAGTGGTGCTAGTTCAATCGTACCATATAGGTCATTCGACAACATATATGGTTTATAGCGATACTTTTGAGCATCCACGTCATTCATTTGATAGACTCGAGCATATTTGTTAACATGATATCGATATTTACTCATCAGAGTAAATACGTTAAGTAGCAATACATTGTGGTTATCTAATTTAACTAACTGCTCGATTTGGAGTTGTTTATTCGATATTTTGAGATTTTTACCCGTAATGATTTGCTGGGTAATCGTCTTAGCACTCGATATCATATATACACCTCTTTAGTTATTAACGATGTTCATCTACTGGCTCCAATGGATTAATAGAACCGTCTGGGAACATAACCTCCATACGAGTTACAATACAATCGTTAGGGTCATTATTCATAAATAGACAGATAAGTCTAGAACCAGCAGGTATCATACCTTTATCCCCTTGATGTGGGAAATGATGGTCATGATGGAAATGGTGACACACTTTCAAATCAGATGTACCTGGGCAACAAGTTTGTGCACCATGTACAAGGTTAACACAGTTACCAGGACAGTCATGGAAGTGATGTCTATGAGCGAGTGGCATTTGCACTCGAGCTACGATGTAATCAGAAGATTGCACTTGAGCCGAAGCTTCCAATTTACAATCGCTGGAATTCATAAAAGATGTTTGGTCTACACTTGCTTTATTCGTATTAGCTGACCCTGTCTTTTGACCCATTAATTTTGGTACATAAATTTTCATTTCTGTAGCACATGGATCAGTGTCTTCGACTAGGTAACAATACTCAAACTGATTTAACGAAAAATCGTTGCCGCCTGCATTTTGCATAGTTAAATCTCCTTTATTAATTAACATATTGTGCTTTAAAAGCTACCATAGGGTTATGTTAACATCTATATAAAAGGAGGTCCTATCAATGTCTAAATTCTATAAACATCAATGGTTTGGACGCACTTCCGAATATCCTAATCAAACAGAAACTCGTGATGAATTCTACGAAGGTATTCGTAGAACTAATGATAAAGAACGCATTGCGGTCGAAAAGTACATGAGTACTGAATATGATTATAAGGTACAAGGTCCAACCCGTGAAGGATTTGAAGTTCGTATGGATATGAATTTACATCCATATTATGCTCAAACCCATCATCATTGTCAAGATGGTCATATGTTCCATCCGACTAACGAAGATACTAACTGTGATTACTGGATGCCTACAGAAAAAGATGTGGTGAATGCTAAAGGCTATAACGCTACTAACATCCGCATCATGCATCAAGTTTCCAAACGTATCAGTGATTTAACTAAACTCTTAGGCTTGATTAATGATTTATCTAAACCTCTTGATTTAGCATACATTCAATGTAAATGCCCTTGGGTGGATAGTTCTTTATTTAGAACTATTCTTTCTGTTGCGTTTACAGAATTACTAAAGAAAGATACATCGTTATTCCATACTTTGGAATCTCTATTAAATCCTGTAGAACCTAAGAAAGAACAAGACCCTGAACCACAAAAACCTGGCGTAGATGCTTCTACATCTACCGATGATTTACATAATTCGGTTCATCGTCCTGAATATACAAATTACCCTAAGATTAGTGAAGAATTTATTAGAAAAATCATTCACCAAATCTACGAAGAAGGTAATTATAAACCAACTGAAGAAAAACCTGTAAAGCCACCTAAAGTGGATGAAGGTACTTCAACGGATACTACACCTACTACGGAACCTACTGTTCCTAATACAGCGACACCAACAGAAGGTAAACCTGGTACTCCTGATACAGGCACTAAACCAGTTGACCCTCCAGTGATTCCTGAAATGAAACCACCTGCTGTGGGAACTGATACAACTCCTGTAACTCCAACAGAACCACATGTTGTCGGTGAAGCTAAACCTACTGAAGGTAAACCCGGTACTCCTGATACAGGAACTAGCCCTGTACAACCTCCAGTTCTACCTGAAGTAAAACCACCTAAAGTGGAAACTACAGAAACAGGAACTGCGCCTGCTCCTGTAACACCTTCTACTGAAACTAATGTCCCTGAAAAACCTGTTGCTACGGAAACTGAAACTACTGTTCCAGAAGCTCCTAAACCAACAGAAGGAACTAATAACACAGTAGAACCTTCTGCTCCAGTTGTGAATACAGAATCTCCAGTAGTTAAACCTGAAGATAACACTGTAACTCCTCAACATGAAGGTACTGGTGAAACTCATACTGAAACTGAACCAGTAGCTCCAGCACCAGCTCCAGAAACTCATACACCTGAGGAAAATAAACCTGTGGCAGAGGAAACTCATACTGGGCAACCAGTCACACCAGTAGCTGAAGAACATGCTCATACTGAAACAGCTGAAAACCATGAAGGTACACCTGTAGTAAATACAGAATCTCCTGCGGTAACACCTGCTGAGAATACTGTTGTAACTCCTCAACCAGAAGCGGGAACTAATCCTCCAGTAGCTGAAGATACACATGTGGGTCAACCTGTAACACCTGGTGAAACTCATACTGAAGAACATCCTGCGGCTCCTGAAGAAACTCATGATAATACAGGAACTCCAGTAGTAACACCTGCTGAGAATACTGTTGTAACACCTCATCCTGAAGGTCCAGTAGCTGGAGAAACTCCTGTAAATGCAGGTGATACTCATACTGAACAACCTGCTGCACCAGTAGCTTCTGAAGAAACACATGTAGCAACAGAACCTGCTGCTCATACAGAGGAAACTACTAATGTAGTGAATGAGGGTACTCCTACTCCTACAGTAAATGAACAACCTGTCGCAAATGGTGAACCTGGTGCTCCTGTAGCAGCAACTACAGAAGACCATAGTGAAGAGCATACTGAAGCTCCTCATACTGTAACACCTGAAAGTTCTCAAGTATTACCTTAATGACCGGTGATTTATAATGTTGGAAGTGATTAAACCAATACAGTCTGATTTTAATTGTTATTGTACACTAATGGTACATGAATACGATGCTGTCGATGGTTCAGTTGCTTCTAAACAACGAGTGGAAAATAACCCTCAAGTTGAAGTCAGCTTGAAATTTCAGACAGCCATCAACCAATTACAACGCTTACGGCGTCATTATTGGTCACATGGGTCTTTTTATGTATTACTAAAAGAATACTTTAGGTCATTCGTAGGTTTCTATGATGACTATCGTATGTCATATACGGCAGATTTCTATCGGATTCTGCGAACCATAGTCTATACGTATTTCAAATTACCGAGACACTCGAAATTCATTCGAGCTGTCGAATTCAATGATGTGGATGGTTCTATTACGATTAGAACGATTACGTTATTGATTGGAAGTAAAGAAATAACACTAGATTTATAAAAACTAAATAAGAGTATATACCTTCGATTACATAGGTATATACTCTTATTTTATTATTAAGGTATAAGGAAGACTAATATGCAACTGAATAGAGGTCAAGAGACCGCTTTGCAAAATCTTCTCCAATGGTGGCGTCATCGTACCAAGCAAGTATTTGAAATATCAGGTGCGGCAGGTACAGGTAAGACGACCATCGTAAGAGAATTGATTGATTCGCTTGGTCTTTCGAATGACCAAGTATTATTTATGGCATATATTGGAAAAGCGACGCTAGCATTATCCAGAACTGGATTAAATGCTAAGACGATTCATAGCTCCATATGTGATATAGAAATGGTACCAAAAGAAGACGAAAATGGTGAACCTATTGTAACAGCTAATCAGCGGTATATTTGGGTTCCTAAATTTAGTCGTAAGAAATACCTAGATGGTGACGTTAGGCTCATCGTTGTGGATGAAGCTGCTATGGTACCAGAAGAATTAGCCAAGTGGATACTGGAATTCAATATTCCCGTTATCGCACTGGGTGACTTAAATCAGTTACCACCTGTGATTGGTAACTCATTCTTTTTAAAACGACCTGACGTTGTTCTCACTGAGATTATGCGTCAGAGTTCTGAATCCCCGATTCCTTGGTTGGCTAAGAGTATCCTAGAGGGTCGTCGATTAGAACGGGGAACCATTGAATCCAAAATAGCCATTATGGGACAACGTGATTTTGATAAACGATTATTCAAAGAAAGTGATATCATTATCTGTGGTACCAATAAGACTAGAGAGAATCTCAATAACTACTATCGTAACGAGTTACTGAAGATTGATTCACCTGACCCTATTGTAGGGGATAAGATGATTTGTAGACAAAACAACTGGGATGCTATGATTGGGGATAATATATTCCTTATCAATGGGCTTGTTGGATACATCACCAACATAGACTTGGAGTTCTCTACAGCTAAACGACTAACTATCGATTTTAGACCAGAGTTCTTATCTGAGTCCTTCTATGACTTAGCCTTAGATAGAGAATATCTTCGATTACCATTCCAATACCGCAAGTCCTATATCTCTAGAATGAATAAGTTCGAATATGGCTATGCGATTACCTGCCATTTAGCACAAGGTAGCCAATATAACAAAGTTATCGTAGTGAATGAACCCTTTGGTGACTCATTGTTTAGAAAACAATGGTTATATACGGCAGTGACTCGTGCTATTGACCAACTTATCATTCTAAATTAAGGAGGATATATGGATTTACATGATGTTATGGGTGTAGACTTGAGTAATTCCATTTCCAAGCATCTCGCCTTTAAACATAAAGTCATTGATTATGACTGGCGAGCTAAGCGTAAGCGAACAGCTCAAAACATACGTGAAAAACTCCTAGGGGCTTCTACAGTGAATAAAAATAAGAAGACTAACAAGGGAGTAACTTCAAAAAAGAAGAAAAGGAGGAAACGATAAATGGATATCGGTGAATTCCAAGCTATCATTAATAAAAAAGGTATCGATAAGCTAGCGGGCATTATCTTCGATAACTCTATCCGTTGGTACTTTGACGATAAACGTAAAGTACCTAATACAGATCCAGACACGAAAGATAAGTTCCCATTCAAACTCGAACCTGTTCCTGTTAATGAATGCTTCAAAATTGAAACAGACATTTCCTGTCTATCTCGTAAAGTTTTCTTCCCTGGTAAGAGTCCTTATGATGAGGATAATAAAGCTTACTATTGGGACGTAGTTCATGTAGAGAACATCCAGAAGTTAATCTTCGCAGATGATGATAATGTAGACTACCTACGCATGAACTTCGATTTATCTGGTACATAATAAAAACTGAGTTGAAATACAAATATATATTATTTCAACGTGATAGAACATTCTCTATCGCAGTTTAATGTAATTTTGCTAGAAGGAGTAAACACATGGCAAAGAAAAACAAAAAACATGAATTGAATGGTATCCAAAAGGTATTGGCAGGTATTCGCCAAGACCGTTACATGTTGGATCAACGCGAACGTGATACGCAATACGAATGCACTCACAAACGTGGTAATTCCCTTCGTTTAAAACAAACTAAAACGGAAGGTGTTTTCCGTTGTAAAGAATGTGGTGCTAAATTAGACTTCCGCTTCTTGATGAAAAATTCTGACCCTGAAACAATCAAAGCAGAATTAAAAGATTGGAAAAAAGCTGGTCTTAACTACGCTAACTTAACAAAACTCCAAGCAAACTTCAAAGGTGATGCTAAAGAATTGAAAAAGTTAGTTGACGCACAACGTGCAATCGATTGGGCAACACGTGCATTCAAAGTAATCCTTTTGAAAGAATCCAAACCATTCAATGGTAAAGGTAAACACAAAAAAGGTAAAGGTGGCAAAGGCTATCGTTCCACTATGAGCATTACTGGTGGCGGCTCTTCCATCCTTCGCCGATAATACAGACCAAAGCTATTTTACGTAAAAGAGCTTTGAGCTCAACTAATAAGAGATATAGGTTATCGCCTATATCTCTTATTTTTTATATTTTTTAGGAGGACACCATGATTGAAGTTGAAAAATTATTAGAAGGTAAAGTATATGACCTTAACGAGAATATAATTGATACATTTGAAGTTGGACAAGAATACATTTATTACAACAAAGATTCCAATGCCGTTATCCAATGTGAAGTGGATGAAGATGGTGAAGAAGAACTTGTTGATATCATTGGATTTATGGTCGTTACAGAAGTAGTCGACCAAACTAAGAACCAATGGAACAAACGGTCATTGGGTGACCCATTCCGTGATATCATGGATGGTGTATTACACCCTGGTGAATTGGTTCGTTTCCGTAATGCGGTAGATAACGAAATCGTTTATACATTAACAGAAGACGTATCTGATGACTACGGTATCTTTATGGTATCCGAAAACCTTGAAGATGCCATGTCTGATATGAACGATGAATTCGATATGGACTTACTTCGTGAGTTTGTTAAATCTCAAGAAGTGGAAGAATTGATTATCGAAGAAATGGGTGATGATGACGAAGATGAACATGATGACGATTGCGATTGTGAACATTGTCATTCATTCAATGATGATGATTCTCCATTCGAATATTGCTTTATCCCAATGACTAAACTGGTTGATTACATTGATCGATATCAAGATTCAATCAACTATGCCCGTCAATGTATGGGTTAATCGATAAGGTAGACGCAAGTCTACCTTATTTTTTTACTGCTAGTAAATAAATACCCTGTACAGTAATACGGGTATTAATTTTTAATAACAAATAAAACAAATTAGTATTCGTTATTATATTAGGAGGCTACGTTAAGAACTATGGCTAAATTTAAAGATGATGACATTCGGGTTATAACTGATGACCTAGAACGTCTTCGTGAACGAACCACAATGTATATTTCTTACAAAGGCGACAAGGGTGCATTGCATTTATGCAAAGAGCTTATCAATAATGCTATTGATGAAGCGATGTCACCAAAGTCTCCATGTAAGAATATTCAAGTTATATTTAACGATAAAGAAAATAGATTGACTGTAAGCGATGATGGTCGTGGGATTCCATTCCAACACGTTATCGATGTTGTATCTCAACTACAGTCAAGTTCCAACTTTGGTAAAACTAAAGAAGGTGCTGAAGTTTCCCTAAAAGCAGGTGAGAATGGTGTCGGTTTAACAGCTATCAATGCGTTATCTGAATTCCTGACTATCGTCGTAACACGTGAAGGGAAACGTGGCACATTTAACTTCGTCGATGGACGATTACAAGGTGAGCCTATCTATGAACAGGCTGACCCTAATGAACACGGTACCACAGCTATATTCGTTCCAAGTGAAAAGTATCTGGGTCCATGTCATATTAAAGAAGCTGAGTTATCCTCTTGGTTAAGTTTAATCTCTCACTTCGTTCCTAGTAGTAAAACGATTTACTACACTCCGATTAAGAAAAAGGGTGACGAAAAGAAAACGATTAAGCTAAAACATAAAAACGGTCCAGTTGAATTATTGGAATCTACTATGAAGAAACCGTTGTTAGCAACAACGATTCATTTCAAACGAACTGAACCAAATATTCAAGTCTGCTTCAACTATGATGAAGCAGATTCTACTGATGGTTATAATACCCTTTCGTTCTGTAACTGGGTACATACCATCCAACATGGTGAACACGTATCTGGTGCTAAAACTGGATACTGTCAAGCTATGATGAAAATCGTTCCTACCTTCATGACGGAAAGTGAGAAGAAGAAATGGAATATCACATTTGAAGATATTCGTCTTGGTCTCTGTACTGAAATCTTCTTATTCCACAATGACCCACAATTTACAGGTCAGACTAAAGAGAATGTAGGTAATCGGGAAATCTTTAAAGAGGTTCGTGATGCAGTCTATAAAGCTACGATGGCGTATATGAAAGATAATGCAGCAGAAGCTAAAAAGATTTCCAATTACATCAAGAAGAATGCGAGAGCACGTCTTGAAGTAAGTAAAATCCGTAAATCGGATTATAAAGCCATGGATTCCTTTGAAGAATCGGTTATGAGTGGATATAGTCCTGCCATTGGTAAGGGATATAAAGAACTCTACATAGTCGAAGGGGATTCAGCGAAAGGTGGCGTTACGGGTGTCCGTGATGCTATGACACAAGCTGTATTCAAGATTAAAGGTAATCCAAAAAATACATATGGTATTAAACTTGCCGAAGTACTTCAAAATGCAGAGTTTAAAACTCTCATTAAAATCATCGGCACTGGTATTGGTAAAGACTTCAACCTAGCACAATCTAAGTTCGATAAGATTATCATCTTCGTCGACTCAGATATTGACGGGTTCAATATGACATCGTTACTATCCACCTTCTTCCTTTGCTTCATGCCAGAGCTTGTGAAAGCGGGTATGTTATATAAAGCTAAGGCCCCATTATATATCTTGAAAGATAGCAAGAATAAATATATTCTATCTAAAGTAGAATACTATAAAATCTTTGCGGATAAGGTTGTTGAAAATACAACCCTTATCGATAGTAAAGGTAAGAAGCTATCCAAGGAAGATATGTATACATTGATTGATTCCAATAAAGATTATCTTCTTGAATTGGAACCATTAACACAATACTTCTATACAAATCCAGAATTGATAGAGTTCACATTGTTGCATGCTCCATCTCCTAAGTTCAATTACGTTCTTAAGAAACGTTTCCCTGAACTTACCTATGATGAAGCAACGAATGTAATTCAAGGTTCTATTGATGGTGTATATCAATACTTAGTAGCCGACCAAGCCTTCTTCGATAAGTGTGAGCGTTTGACTAAGCTTATCAAAGATGTGAATAAGTCGGATATATATTATACTATGGAATCCAACGGATACAAATCTCTTACATCTCTCGGGATGTTCTTCAAGAATACGAAGAAGTATCTACCAGAGATAGAGGACCGTATCAAAGGGTTAGGTGAGCTTGATGGTGAGGTAATGTGGGAAACTACATTGAATCCAGCAAACCGCGAGCTCATTCGGTTAACGATCGATGACTTGGAACGTGACTTGAATACGGTAAAAGTATTACATGGTCCAGATTCCAAACTTCGTAAAGCGTTCATGAATGATAATAACCATAAGTTCAATCGTGATGATTTGGATAACTAAGGAGGGATTTTATATGGAAACAAATCTAGTTCTTGGCATCGTACTTATCGCTCTATGTGCCATTGCCTACACGGTATATGATATTATGACTCAACGTCCTCCAGAAAAAATGAGGGATGAGGAATATCATAAATTACTTGATCAGTGGGAAGGACGAAAACAAACCGATGGCAAAGAAGAAAAATAAAAAGGGTAAACATGTGGATGTCAAACTATATCACAGTGATCGTGGTGTAGTGGATACCAACATTAGTGAGTATAATGAGGACGGTATGTTTAAGTACGGTACTAACGTTGTACTTGCTCGTGCTATCCCAGATATCTCAGATGGCTTAAAGCCAGTTGAACGACGGGTACTATATGCAACCGCAAAGATTGCTAAAGCCGCTCGTAAGTTCACAAAAGTATTATCCCTTGTGGGCGACGTCGTTAAGATTCACCCACATGGTGACTCCTCTGCTGAGAACGTTATTACGTCTCTAGCTAAGAGTTGGGAGATTGCCTTACCATTGATGGAAATCAAAGGTAATGGTGGTCAAATTGCAGGTGATGAAGCAGCCGCTGCTCGATACATTAACGGTCGAGTATCTGATTATGGTAATGACTGCTTCTTCAGTGAATGGGATGATAAAGTGATTGATATGACACCATCATACAATCAGGATTATATGGAGCCATTAGCATTGGCTCCTAAGTACCCAAACGTCTTATTGAAACCAGTGACTGGTTTTACATTCAGTATGGCTACGTATATTCCATCCTATAATATTACGGAAGCCTTTGAAGAAGTCATTAAGATGATTAAGGACCCCTCCCATGAACCATATCTAGTACCAGATATTCCATCTGGTTGTGATGTGGTCGATGAAGGTAACTTCAAAAGTATCTGTAAAACAGGTACAGGAACCTTCAAGATGCGTGGTACGATTATTGAAGATGAAGATGAACATACGTTAACTATCACTTCTCTACCATATCAAACGAAATTACAATCTATCATTGATAGCATTGCGGATTTCCGTGAAACAAAACAGCTGGTAGGTATTCGTAATATATATGATGCATCGGATGCTAAGGGTGTACATCTCACACTCCAGTTTGCTAAAGAAGTTGACTTACACCAAGTCAAAATGTTCTTATATGCTAAAACTGGGTTGGAGAAAACATTCCCTACTCAAATGAACTTTGTTGATAACTACGTAGTTAAGTTATTCAATCTTAAGAGTTTGATTCAAAACTGGATTACCTCTCGTCGTTTGTTTAAACGTAAAGTATACACTATCCAGTTAGTACAACTGAAAGAGATTGTATATATCACTGAAGTACTAGTTGATATCATTGAAACACCAGGTAAAGCTGAAAAGATCATGAAAATGATTAAGAAGTCCGAAGATGATAAACTCGTTAAGCTATTGATGGATGATTATAATATCACATCCGTTCAAGCGAATAAGATTATCAATCTTCGAATGAGTGAATTCAGTAAATCTGCGTTACATAAGTTCAAAGAACGTCTTAAAGAAGCCTATGCTAAAATCGATGAATATACTGAGTTGATTACTAAACCTAAGAAACTTGATAAATGTATCATTGCTGAATTGGAAAAAGGTATTGAAAAATATGGTGAACCTCGACGTTCTCGTATTATCAAAACTGGCAACGAAGCTAAATATAGTGATACAAACCATATCATCGTATTTACTAAGAATGGGTATGTTAAGAAGTTACTTGACAATGTAAAATCCATTGGCGATTTAGCTCAAGGTGATGAACCTGTAGAAATCATTCATGCTAGTAACTTGGATAGCTTAATCTTCTTCGATAGAAAAGGGTATGTACATGCTCTCGAAGTTGGTGAAATCAAAGCTTCTGATAAACGTTCCTATGGTGATGCGTTATCTAAATACGTTTCTGTCAATGGTGATGTAGTGGCTATCTTTACTAAAGAAGCTATCAAAGATACAGAAGCCTTCACCTTCATTACGAAGAAAGGTATCATCAAGAAAACATCTTGCTCTAAATATCCATTCCGTATGTCGGTAGCCAGTATCATACTTGGTGATGGTGATGAATTAGTATCCGTTATCAAAGGTAAAGAAGCCATTGATATCATTGCATATACTAAACTCGGTAATGGGTTACGATTCAATACAGATTCCTTTATGGAAACTAATCGTATGAGTCGTGGTGTTATCGGTATTGACTTACCTCCAAAAGATGAAGTTGTTGGTATCACGAAAGTAACGGATGCTGATGATGAAATGCTTATCTTAACAGATAAAGGTAATGGTAAGCGTTGTACATTAAGTAACTTTGCGTCGTCCGATAGACGAGGTACAGTATTGAAACTAGTAAGCTTATCTAGTGGTGAAACTTTATCCTTCGTGGTAGCTTGTAATAGCTTCAGTAAGTTCAAAGTCTTATTGAAAACGGATATGTTTGATATTAAGGCAACAGACTTCCCAGAGTTAACACGTAACCATCCAGGTAAGAAAGTCATCCCTGTACGTCGTGGTGATGTAATCATCAAGGTCGTTAGACTGTAATATAAGAAAGAGGAAACTCGTCGTTTCCTCTTTTTTTTTTTGCATGCTTTTGACAACTACTTAAGTACAATCTCATATTCAATTAGAAAGGAAGGTACTGCTATGCTATATAATGGTATAGATATGGACACATTCCTGTTACAGTTACGAAAGATTATTCAATCGGCTGTTATTAAACAAAACAAAGAAGCACGTAAATATGAAACAAAAGATACTAAGTTAATGGGTGATGCCTATGTGGCAGCCATTGACACTGGTGACTTCTGGGATTCATATATCCACTTCGAACGAAGTGTTTTATTAAAGGCTGGTATTGATAGACTATTGGTAACGAAATGCCAACAGGATAAAGAAAATATCCCTGCCCAATATAGAGATAGAGTCATTCAACTTCAGAAGAATCTTATCATAGGTTCCTTTGAAGAACGAAATAACTACTATCGTATGCTACATGGTATGCCTGATGTAGAAGATAAGGAAAATATCTATGTTCCGGAGAATGATTTTGGTGTTCCTACCAATGTTCCCGTTCATGAATTAGACCCTCAACTGCAACACTTGGTTACCACATCTGGCTTAGCTGACCAATTGATTAAGATGTATCCCAAAAAGAAATACTTAAAGTTCTTAGGTGGGTATGCTATCCCATATCATACAGCTCGCACAGCTAGAAACTATGAACTGCTTTATGTACTTCCATCAGATATCGAATTCATTTCCAATGATTTCGTCAAGTTCTATGCGGAAGCACGTGACTATGTTATGATGGGTTTATATACGCAAGAAGATAATAAGACCTTTGAGTTCTATGATGAATTCATGGGATTCTTGATTATGATCATTGCGATACAACGATTCATTGCAAATATCTTTAAGCAAGGTATTACAAGGGACTTCTATGATGATTCCCTTATTCGTTATTTATTCGAAGGGTATAATATGCCATACTTCGAAGAGATTTCGGTTATGTATCAGCGTATTATCGCTAAAGACTTGAACTTAATGCTTCAAGTTAAATCATCCAACCAAGTTATCTATGATATTTCTAATATCTTTAACTTCATTAAGGTAAACGTATATAAGTATTACCTCGTTAAAGACTATAAGAAAGATGGTAATGGTAATCCTATTATCAAGTATAAAACGATCGTAGATGAAAATGGCGAAGCATCAGATGTTATCGATTGCCAAAACACATATGACGTTTGGTTCCAACGGGTTAACATCCGAGATATGGACCCTGCGGCAGCGATTGCTGACCCAAGTAATCGAGAAGATTTCCATTCTATCACAGATGGAGACCCATATTGGATTAATGACTCCGACTTAATGGAAAAACTTTGTCATAATAACTTCAACTCCATCATCACGAAATACATGGCGATTGATTTGATTTACAGTATGACTAAAACATTCTATGAGTCAACGTATACTATCCGTATGGCTATTGATAATCAAGATGAAATGAAGAAGCTTCAAATGAAACTTCCTCGACTTGGTAAAGACTATGTAAACTTATATGAACTGATTATCTTCCTATGTACATTGGTTGCTAATAAGTTCGGTTTACGTGGTGAAATCCCTATTAAAGGGTACCAGATTGCTAACGTATATGGCTTTAACTTTAAAGCCGATTTAGCTAAAATTCGTGATGACTTATTATATGGAAAGGGTGCTTGTTCTAAACGAATCGACCCTGAAATCTTAAAGTTCTTCACTAAAGTTCATACACCAACAATCAATGACGTTGATGATGTATATAACAACATCAATGCATTACGTAAGTTCATTGATGAACGATTGCGGTTAACTAAAGATTTAGAAACGTATGAATGCTATAAGAAACTCTATGATTCTCTTCTTATCACCGAAGATGTGAAAGAACTCTATAAGAAGCCGAATGGTCAATATGGTAAATCCTATGAAGACTTACTCATGAACCTTCGTCCTGACTTATGGGAAATCTTTAATGGTATCCGTGGTAAGAATAAAGAACTGAATGATATGATTAACTATATCCTTGGTAAACTATCTACATTGAATGATAGTTACCAATTCATCAGTTCATTAAATGAGAAAACTGAGTTGATTAAAATGATTGAGAAACTCATCAATGAGTTTAAATCCTATACAGTATCCGATGCATTCTCCAATATCGTGTATGTATTAGATGACCCTCATTTCAACTTACTCAAGATTCTCGATAAGCTTAAAGGTATGGAAGTTGATTTATTGATTGAAGACCGAAAAGCTCTTCAATATATCTATGACGACTGTATCTCACTTATCAAAGTAACGAATAAGTATGATGATAAGATAGTCTTCACAGAAGAATACCGTGCCTTATCATGGCAATTACTAAAAGATTATCTCACCATTAGAGATAAACTTCAGCATGTATTAGTCAATATGGTTATCGATGATAAATTCGTTTTAAACTGGTTCAATGATATAGCGACATCCAAAGATATGAATCTATATGGTGAAATTGATACCAGTATCAATATAGAAGATATGCTCAAGTATATTAAAGAATGGAATCTTCGTGATAAGTTCCCATTATCCGATCCAATCCTATGGAGTACTATCGTCAATATTATCGCTAAAGGTCATTTTGATCTATTTGATGACCTTGGTACTGAAAAGAAACAATATATCTATCATAAGATGGTTTCTCGTCTCATTGATTGGTATGTGTACAACTCATCCATCCGATTAGAAGAGAAAGCTCCATTGCATATGAATAGTCGTCATGTTCTTAAGAAAGAAGGCGATACTGTCGTTAAGAAACTTAAGTTCAAAGACTTCGTTCGTATATTAGATACCCATAAAACTGAAACATCAATTGATGCTAGACATTCCACTGATGTACGTTCTGTATTGAAAGCATTAGCGGGTCATTATGATTTCCAAGATAGACGGGTTCTAACAGACCTCCGTGCTAGGAAAAGAATTAACCCAAAAAACAATACAGTAGAAACAGTTATTGAGAATAGTGTATCGTATAGCCATTCACTTGATAAGAAGGATGGTTTTGATATCGGATCTAAACATACTAGAAAATCTAGAGTGTATGGTAAAGATTCGGTTCGCTTCAGACACTCTCTTAAAAAACAATATGATTAATCCGCAGTAAAGGAGATTCGTAGTAATGGCTGAAATCGTAAACAAAAAACTGTCTGATAAACTCGGTACAGTAGATGTTTTAAAAGAACAGTTCGGTGAACCTACAAGTCATCGCCAAAAAACATTCCGTACTGAAATCAGTGCAACGGATGAATTTGGTAATGTACTATTCACCAACGAACACAACGAAACAGTACTTGGTGGTGCTGTGACAGTTATGGAAAAAATGTGGGGTATTCGTTCTCCATTGCAAGTAGCAACAATTAACGAAATTATGAATATCAACCCAACAATCGGTACTGACCCTAATCCATTGACACAAGATGATATCGTATGTCTTTGGGGTGTTGGTATTGGTGGTTCTGGTGATGCTTTCGGTTCTATCCGTCCAGTAAACTTCTATGAACGTGAAGTTGGTCAAAATGGTCAACGTGACGAAATGGTTCCATTCCGTGTCGTTCAAACTCCATTAACTGGTGATGACGGTGCTAAGTATCACATGTTAGAAGAACGTAAAGATGGTTTGTTCGCATACTATCTTAAAGGCTTCGAACAAACTCCACAAATCAAAGTATTGTGGAAAGATGGTGAAGAAGGTGAAGATGGTTCTGAAGTAGAATCTGATGTTCACAATACGAGCCGTCGTGATTTGATTGAAGCTTTCGTTGAAATGCGTCTCAAATTGACTAAGAAAGACGTTCGTGAATGGTTCGATGTAAATGGTAATATCCAATTATCTCGTATCAACACAATCGCTCTATTCACTGGTAAGCGTGTAGAAATCGCTCCTGGTAAATTTGACTATGTAAACGTTAAGATGTTCTCCAAATTGAATTTGGATAATGAACCATTAACAAATACGAAAGAAATTAACTTCACATATCGTATTTACACAAGCTAATATATTGCGGATATAAGATTAATTTCTTATATCCGCTTTTATTTTAAGGAGGTTTTATAGATGGGCTTATTAGATAAAATCCATAAGTTATTTAAAACCGATGCTTATAAATTAAAGGTTATCTTAGCACAAGATATTCAAGAAGAAGTTAACTTCGTTGAATTCACTGAAGATTATGGTGACGTAGTAGATGATCACTTCACTACTAAGTTCATTCATCCATTAATCGATGCTAAAGACTCTATCTTAAAAGATAAAGACCCTAAAAAAGCAATGGCTTTAATTAAGAAAGCTAAAATCACTATCCCTACACTTGAAAAGTTCTTCGATAAAGAAATCTTTAACGGTAACTCTCGTCTTCATAAAGTACCTTTGTTATCCGTATTGAAACAAAAGAACCGTTATAGTTACATTAATATCAACGATGCTGTAACAGATGTACAAGAAATCCTAGCTCAAAACCTTATTGAGCATGGTATCAATGAACTTATTGAAGGTTCAATTATTAAAGTTTGTGAAGGTAAAGGTCATTCTCATGAAGATTTAGTGAATGCTATTGTCAATAAACAATATGACGTATTCCCTAAAGAATGGGTTCCTGTTCTTAAATACTGTCAAGAACTTGATGCTATTGCAGGTACCGTAATTAAGAAATACCTTAACTTAGGTAAAGAATTAGCAGGTCTTGTAGAGAAATACTACAAAGATGCTGTAAATAAATATTACGACCCAAAAAAGTAACTGAGGCTACTTGCCCTAGATATCTATTCAAAACACAATCTATCAATCAAGCATGTATCGATGATAATGCTTCCGTAGATGAGTTTATTAAAAAGATTAAAGTTGATGATGACCATGATGGGACTGTATTATACTATGAAGGTGAGTTGGTAGGTGCTGTCAATGTACAACAATCCACTCATCAATTACAAGTATTATGGGTCCGTGATAGTTATCGTCGAATGGGAGTAGCCCGTCAATTATTGAAAATAGCTACAACTAAACACGGTTGTACGCAACTCTCAGTTGATAAATCCAACACTGCTGCTATTAGTTTATATACTAGCGATGGTTGGAAAACAACAAAAGAAGAAGACTCTATGGTATATATGGAGAAATAGGTGAATCTATATGATTACAGATACAGATAAAGCGTATCTACTATCATTAAAACCTGACGATTTGACTAAGGAGTGGTTTGATACAAACTGCTCCATTCATTTCGATACAGAACAGAAGAAGATGGTAGAACCTCGTTTTAAATTCCAAGACAAATTCAAACTCAAACCAAAAGAGTATGTGAACACAATGGAAGTGGAAACGAATGTAGGTCAATTCTTAGTGAATAAGTTCCTATATGAATCCGTTCCAGCAATCCAAAAAGTGGTAGGTTATATTAATGAACCAATCACTGATGGTAAACTCGGTTCCATTGAAAGTGGTGTATTATCTAAAGCCTTATTGGATGGTAAGATTACCGCTGAGCATATGGCTGAGTATTTTAACAATATCCAATGGTTAGGTAATACTATCCATACAAATGTATCTTGCTCCTTTACAGAAGCAACTACTAAAAACTTACCTAAAGTAATGAAGCTTCGTGATAAACTCTTCGAAGAGAATAAGGAAGCATTACTAAAAGGTGATGCCGTCGTAGCTAATAAGATTGAAAAAGAATTGATTGCTATGGCTAAAGAAGAATTAAAAGGTGATGTAGGTCTAGAGTTATATAACTCTGGTGCTCGTGGTAGTTTCGAGAATAACTATAAGAACTTATTCTTGACTCGTGGCCCAGTCTATAATCCAAACACGGGTGGTTACAGTATCATCCAACGTTCCTTCATGGAAGGTCTTGAAAAAGAAGATATTCCTTCCTATGGTACAGAGGTTATCAATGGTGCCTATCCAAAAGCCATTGGTACGGGTGTAGCTGGTTATGCGACTAAGAAATTCTTCGCTGCCTATCAATCCGTAGTTCTTGATAAACAAGGCTCTGATTGTCACACTAAAGCCTATCGCACAGTAGTGATCACACCAAACAATGCACAAAAGCTTATGTATCGATTCGTTGTAGAAAAAGACGGATTAGTGATGTTAGATAACTCTAACATCGGTAAGTATATTGGTAAAGAAGTTAAACTTCGTTCTCCTCTATATTGTATTGGTGATAAACTCTGCTCTAAATGTGCAGGTGATTTATACTATCGTTTAGGTATTGAGAATATCGGTATGACAACATCTGCTATCGGTTCTAACTTATTGAACTTACTCATGAAATCGTTCCATGATAGTTCCGTTAAGATTACCGAAATCAATGTTGATGATATCCTCATTTAAAAAAAAAGATAATAGATAGAGATATAGCAATACGCTATATCTCTATCTATTTTTTTAATGTAAGTTTGTTATTATGGTAAGTCCCAATACCTATAATAAGGAGTTGTAGAAATCTTCGCCTTGTTACGTCATGAAGTTTCTATATATTAGTTCCACCATGAATAATTTTTTATTACGCTTCTACTTTAGCTTCTGGGTTGTATTTTACGAATTCTTTAGTTTTGGAATCGAATACCCATTTACTACCTACTGGTTTTTCAGTAGAAACTTGTTTATTCAATACGTAGATTACGCTATCATCAACAGTCAAACCAACTTTTGTGAAGTCTGGTTTTTCATCCAATTTTACTGTATCTTTAGCGATGATGTCGCCGAATTCACCAGCAGTGAATTTACGGTATACACCATTTACATTGTAGATAACGCCTTCTTCAGCAACTACCAAGTTAGGTAATTCTGTAACTTCTTGGATTGTAAGTTCTTTCTTTTCAAGAGCTTGTTCTTTACCAACGTATACAGTACCCGCTTTGATTGGGTCTTGGTCTTTTACTTTGATTTCTTTGGAAACCACATAGATCATGTTGTCTTCAACGTCTTCATCTTTAGGAAGACGGGCGATTTCTTTTAAGCCTACATAGTCAGCTTTGATGTAATCTTTCTTAGCTGCTTTGTATTCGAAGAAACCACGGTCAGCATCACCAGTTGGTTGGTTCAAGAAGTAAATAACGCCTTCTTTAGCTTCAGATTTAACTGCTGGTAAACGAGGAACGTCTACGATTTTTTCAGTTACTTCTTCGAAGCCATCTTCAGCAGCATTCAATTTGTAAACTTTCTTGTCCGCTTTCACTTTGTAGAAAGTAGCTTTCTTGAATGCAGTTTCAGAAGGAAGTTCGGATACGCTAACTACGTCACGATATGGTTTAACGTCAGCTTTAATACCAGCTTTAGCTAATTCATATAAAATCACTTGAAGTGTGTTAGCATCAACGGATAAGTTGGATTGGATTTGACCATCAGTCATACGAACCACTTTAGCATCCATTGTTACCGCTTTACCAGTTTCATCAAGGATTAATAAATCCATTACAGAAATAGTTTTAGTAGTGTTATTTTCGATGAATGTGTGAACTTTTTTACCTGCACCATTAGCAGCTCTGCGGTAAGCGGACAATGCACTCAAGAAAGTGTATTGGCGGAAGAAGTTCACAAATTTTTTAGCAGCCGCAGCGTCTAATTTAACAACACTATCACCTGCTACAATGACAGTCAAGCCTTCGGCTTGGTCTGCTTTGATAAAGTATTCCAAACCATTAGGGGATTGATGAGATACAAAACTCATTATTCATTACCTCCGTCTGTGTTCATCATATTTTCTTTTAAATATTTTTTAAGACTTTCGTCTTTTGTTTTGTTAAAGAGCTCAGTAACTGGTGTAACTGTTGGATCAGGGATTTCGCTCATTCCACCGAAGTTACCAACTTCTGTAACGAAACACATTTCTGTGTTATTCTCTTTCATGTTAGTTCATCTCCTTACATAAAAAAGTATTATTTAAGTGTTTTCTTTAGAAGATAGCCTTCTGTAACGAGATTCGTTTTTAAACCCATTGCAATCATATAGGTATCCAATGTATTTAAAGCCACTTTATTATCCACGTTATCTTCTAGCTCTTCCATAGAGAGGTAGCCTTTACGTCTAATTTGAGCATAAGCTTCCTCTTTCATCTTCATATCATCCGCACGGAATGACATAAATTCTTTAACAGCATCGGTTGCCCCGTACGTCATGAGAGAGTAGTTCTCTTCAATAGCCTGACGACCATTCTTATCTTCATTCACTACTTGACCTGTTTTAGTGTCACGTGTTGTGATATCGATAGATGTACTGTTTTTCTTACGTGCTGTTTGTTGCACACGTTTCTCATGAATGTATCCCACAGGAACCTTATATGGTGTTACCGTAGGATTCTTCTTATCAGTACTGAAGAATGGTAATACTACGTGTTCATATAATGGGATATCAAGCAACTTTGATGTTTTCTCAATATTTTCCATATCTAAGTCTCGTTCGAAGATAACTACGTCGAGTGGTAAATAAGGGCTTTTCGATTCGAAAAGGTTTTTGAAGAATGCATCGAATTGTTTATCGCTCATCTTAGAAAAGAAAGAACGATAGTTCTCTGCATTCACTTTACTTGGATCCATCGTAGCAAAGAAAGAGTAGATTAAATCTTCCATCTTTTTACGTTTATCCTTAGTAATAGCCATAGAAGTAATCGCCTCCTTTCAATCGAGTACGCGATTATAGCTATGTCGAAGAAAGGAATTATTACTCTTCGACAACTCTAGCATCCTGTAGGAAATTGAGAATTTGACCATAGTTCATTCGTTGACCCTTCAGTAGTATAGTATACTCACTCGTTGTCGATGCTGGATTTGTCACAACATCGTACAAGAAAGAGTCTATACAGTAGTCTGTGATAGAACTAATCAACTTAACTTGACTCAAATCCTTTTTATCTAACCCATAGGTAGTCACTATATACTTAGTGAACTTGGGTTTCATTTGCTCTTGGGAATCTAGGTCTGCACTATCCGCTTCAATATACTTCATAGTTAGATTATATTCCACACATAAGAATTTCATTAACGTGAACTCTACCCATTCTTTATAAGTAATAGGTCCCATATCTTTAATGAACTCTCGCATAGCCTCAATGGGTAATTGCATCATTAACCCATCAACTTCTATAATATCAACTTCATTTAACTGGCTCATGTTAGCCTCCTATCAAAAAAAAAAATAAAGGCGAACGAATTCGCCTTTATTCTTAACACGTCTTAGCGTTTACGAAGAATGGTGTTGAAGATGTCGCCCATTTCATCGTTCGCTGCATCATCCATTACTGGATTACGTTCATTACCTGTGCGGAATAGACCACCACCATTGGATTGTTGGATATGTTGCTCTTTCCGTTTTTCTTTCTTAGGTTTTGGATTTTGTTGTTGGTTATTGAAGCGGATTTTGTTCACCTTATTGTCAGGTTCTACACCTGGTCCAATATCTTCAATCTGTTTCTTTGGTTTCTCGAAGCGAATGTTATCAGCTTTGATGACATTCTTTTTACGTGGCTGTTCTTTAATGTGTTGGATTGCTGCTTCCTCTTCAACCATCATGTCATCTAATGTTCTAACTTCTGGTTGAGGCTCAGGTTGAGGTTCAGGGCGTCGATCAAACCGCATACGAGTTAATTCTTCTTCAACCTTAGCTGCAATAGCCATATCCTCTGATTCAATAGATATTTCATCTACTGGTTCACCATGAGATACATCTTCTTCGATTTCTTCACGAACCATTTCATCCGCTAATTCTTCATCTCGACGACTTTCTTCTTCAATGTCTTCATGAATCATGTCTTCGATAGCTTCTTCTTCACGAATGTACTCCAATGGATCTTCATTGAAACGAGTAATGATTTCTTCTTCATCCTCTTCTACAGTTGGTTGAGGTTCTGGAGTGATACGGATTTCACGATTACCATCATCATCTACCGTAATAGAGATTGGTTCATCGGCTCCATCCATAGGACGTTCAGGTTCTCCTTCTAAATGTTCTAAACGAGTTGCTCGGCGTAATACACCTTCGTTATCATAAGAACTGAACGCTACTCGTTGATACTCTTCCATTTCCTCTTCAGTGTAATGAGTGGAATTAACCAAGAAACAATGACCAGTTGTATCTTGTGCAATGATGAAGTCATTTAAGATTGTATGGTCTACCGCAATGATACGATGTGTTTCCACTTCTTTTGTGATAGTACGAAGCAATACATTTGTCATATCATCATCACATAAATCTGCCGCGTAGTATTCGATTACCATACCACCAACAAGGTATTCGCTTTTAATTAGGTCAAAGCGAAGGTTTACATAGCTACGTTTTTTAGCCGCGTCGGCTTTTGAGATCTCATAAAACATGTTTATTTCCTCCATGGATTAATAAAAACTGACTACCATGCATTGTAGTCACATGAGAATAATATATAAATATAAGAGAGATAGATATACCTCTATCTCTCTTATATGACACTAACGGGATTTAGACCGTTGAATAGTAAATACGAAGAATGTATAAATAGCACGTCTAAAGTTATTTAACGATGCTACGCGTTGTGTTTTACGATACGTTTCAGAGTACTTGTTAATCCAAGCATCCAATGTATTCTTAATCTTGATGATATTATCATCGGTTGTATTAGATTTCTTATAGACTGACAAGCAGAATACTAAGAAAGCATTGCCATGTAAATCATTCACATGATTCGTTCCATCGAATAAGAATAAGAACAGAATGGATTCACATAAGGATTTGATATTATCAGACTCTGTTTTATCTTGACTGAGTTGATTTAACGTATTACGAAGTTCGTTTACGGAAACTTGGTTCATTCGAGCAGCGATATCAACGATTCGATTATCAGGACCACTCACAGACATCTTAATCCCTACTTGGTCAACGATACGTTGAATCAATAGAGAGTTAGAATCAGATTGTTGGAAGTTCTCCTCATCGTTATTATCCTTCTCTAGATTGAGATAGTTACCATTTTGGTAATCTTTTTCGAATGCATCACGAATCTTTTTAATCAGTGAATTCAATCGAGTCTTATAGGCATTGATATAATCTGTCAACTCTTTATCATTAGCATGACGGATATTCTTATCATACGTCTTATCGGCTAATTGAGTGGTTTCTACCAATGCTTGTAGGATATTACCTACTTGCTTAACCTTATATTTATTAGAAAGGTTATTGATCGTATATTGCATAATCGCTTCATTTGGTTCAAACTTGAAGTACTTATAATGCAATGATGGATACATGGATAGCGTTAAGTAGGTAACAGCTAATGAATTTAGCTGTTCTAATTTATGTAGCTTGGAGAATCGGATAATCATCATCATAACAAGATTGAATGGATCCGTAACAATCTTCCAGCTACTCTTGACATAGTTAGATTTCTTTAAGAAAGTTTTAGGTAACGTCTTATCAAAATCAATCAAATCATAGATTTTTTGACGTTCTAATTCCGAAAATAAAGTACGTTTACTAGGACCCGCAGTGGAAAGTTTAGAAACATTGGCATCGATATATTTAGTCACATATAACATGAACTGTTTCTGTGTAGCAGGTTTAATAAAAGCAGCTTCTACTTTAGGATATATATTTTCTAGAATAGTGCTAGTAATCATATATAGCCTCCTAATGATTTATCAATTTATAGCTTATTTTACTGTTTGTACAACGCTAAATAACTGTACAGATTAATAACGTGTGGGGTTTCTAAGCTAAGAAAACCCTACTATTACATCATTAAACTATCTGTAAAGGAGCTTATTCATGAATGAATTTATTGCTCGTTATCGTAACGAAAAAGTAGCTGAAGCAGTTGTAGAAAATACAATTGCAAAACTAGATACAGTAACCGAAGGTTATGTAGGCAAGACTGCCAATCTAGTAAAAATCGAAGAGTTATTTAATGATATCATTGCTGATGTATATCGTACAGCTGGCGAAGGTGCTTCTGCCATGGACCGTATCTATACGGCTCGTAAAATGAATATCAATAAAGACCCTCGCATTGAAAAAATCCGTCAACTATATGCAAAAGAATTTAACTTTGCTAAATTCGATATGACGGTGGCGTCTACAAAAGACCCTAATGCATTCACATACGTTATGTCTAAATTCACTCGTACAAGTATCAGTAAACTTCCTGAACTTCCTACGAAACATGGTGAAAAGTATATCGATAAATCCAAGCAATATGTATGCTATGTATTCCTGTATTCTTCGCTATTCGCCAACCTAACAGGTGGCGAAATCACAGCAATCATCCTCCATGAAATTGGTCATAACTTTGATATGGCTACGAAGTCTTGGTTTGGTGACTGGTTAGGTCAACTCATCACTGAAGAAAGTGCAGACTTCGAAGAATGGAAAGATAAAATGATTCCTCGTATCGTTAAAGACACTAAAAAGGATTTAGCTGATGAAGCTAAAGAGTATGAAAACGATACAGAAGAACCAGTATGGGAACGTCGTTTTGATACTATCTTCAAATATATCCCACTTGGTAAAATCATCATGACTGGTCTTTGTGCTGTTATGGCCCCATTGACTTGGTTGAATGCGAAATTTGATGCTGGTTCTCATCGTGCATTAGGTGCCGAAGTATATTCTGATAGCTTTGCTACAGCCTATGGTTACGGTGCTGAAATCTCTTCCGGTCTTATGAAATTTGAAGATGCTGATTGGGGTAGTGGTGCATCCTCTACTAAAGTGGGTACAGTATCCTATCTATTGGGCACATTCCCATTCATCTTGATGTCTTATATGGACCCACATCCAACAACACAATCTCGTATCACTCGTCAAATGAATGACTTGAAGAAATTAATGGACGATCCTAATACTCCACCAACAACTAAGAAACTTGTTGAACGTGACTACTTGGTAGTGAAGAAAGTATATGACCAATACTTAGAAGGTAATGGTTCTACAGTACGTTCCTTCATTCGTAAAATCCAAGATAAGTACTTCAAAGGTTCATTTGATATTCGCGGTTATGCGTTGAAAATCAATGCATTAACTGACCGCGATGAAGCCGAAGATATTATCGGCAAAAAATAATCGTATTATAGGAGATTGGTGAAGATGGCTAAGATTACATTATCCGAAGTAAACAATGACAAACAGATTGAGATTCTTACAGAAGAATATATGGAAGCTAACTGGGATTCATTAGATAAAGATGAAATCAGTTTATACCAAAACATGTCAATCCGTTTCTTACTTCGACATGAAAATGATATTAACTGGAAATTATATTCCGCTAATCCATTCATTACCATGGAAGCCATTGAATTCTTTAAAGATAAGATTTCATGGATTAACTTCTGTATCAATGGTAAGTTATTAACAGATACTGTGATTTATAACTACCGTGATAAAATGGAATGGAATGTGTTACTAAACAAACAGCAGTTGGATTTACAGTTGCTCATCTGTTTATCTGAAATTTATCGCAAAGACCCTGAAGAATCTACAGCTAAGAGCTTCTGGAAAGCTGTATCTCGCTACCAAGACTTTGACTTGGAGTATGCTGCGGAGTATGGTCAATACATCGATTGGAAGCTTGCGAGTCATAATACACTACTCAATGAGTTAGTGTTACAAGGCTTCTTAGATAAACTAGATATCCTAGCGATTGTTAAAGATAGACAACTCAGCGAAGACTTCTTGTACAAGAACGCTGAATTCTTTAAAGCTAAACTAGGTATTGAATAAGACAAAAGTAAGAGTGTATAGGTTAATTCCTATACACTCTTTTTGTTCCATCACTATACAAGATAATCAACATATCTTGATATATTATGTATTTTATGGGTGTCATATGCCTCCTTAATCACGTCGAAACGTTTATCAAGGAAGATACACTCAGACCTATTTAAATACTCTTCAATGAGTTCTTTCTCAGCTAAGTATTTACTATCTAGCAAGATATCATATAAATCATAGCCAACCACTTGTGTACCCACCGATTCTCGAATCGCTACGATACCATAATCAATATCATGGTCTTGTCGTTTACGTTCTAACATCATCGTTAGTGCAATCGCACTAAATGGTACAATGACTAAGTTAATAGCAGTTGAGCTCAAGTCTTTCTTAAATAAGACTCGCATGGTATCATCATGCTCTGTCCAAGATGTAACAATGGTATCTAGCTCGCTCTCAGGTCGTACGAAATCTTCTTGAATCGGATATACTAGATGAGCATATTCCGGCTGAAATTGACCAGCAAACATTTGACATAGCATGGTATTATTAGCAACTAAAAATAGGACTTTATATTTCATTCATATTCTCCTTATCTTCTAATACTATTACTACTATGTATTTTTTTATATACCGGCTTACAAATTATTAGGATAGTAATCCAAGCTATGGTTGTATTTTTATGTTTCAAATCACAACCCTGTATGACTATAATCATTAAAGCCATAGTGTAACGGATCTATTATCTATCTCTTTTGCAGGATTAATATCATTCAACTTTCCTGTAATACACTTGATCTACCCCTAGGATATTCCTAGGGGTCCTTTATTTGCATTTTTAAGTATATATTATAAAATCGTATCGATACATTTATACTTTGCTTTAAAAGGAGGACATTGCAATGGCCGTATCAGGTTTAGAAAGAGATCGTCTCTTATTCAAATGGAAAGAGAGACGGGAAAAGAAACTATCTGAAAAGAAAGCAACTAAGAAATTCTTAAAAGCTTTCAGTAAAATTAACCGTGAGACTTCTTACAAGTATTACACCGATGAGGAAAATCTATCCTACTACAATCTTCTCATGTGCTTAACATACTTAGAGAAATTATGTATTGCTAAGTTTGGTAAGAAGTTCAAACCATATGATGTAGAAAGTGCTATCTTAAAAGCATTTGATTATGAACTAACCTATCGAGCAGCTAAAACGTTTGATAAAGTTAACAAGCTACTCAGAAAAACAAAAGACAAACGACTTCAATCGTTTATCATTAAAGCTCTTAACGACGGTAATTCTTTCACCGACCACGTTAAAAAATCAGAAGAGAAAAACTTATACAATGACTGGGAGGTACTAAACCATGACTAATACTATCGTTAAAACAGGCATGAAGATTGCTGATATCTTCAATGTCACTACTAATATCAAAGGAATGGTGATTGGAAATATCATCAAAGCAATTCCTAAATTGATTCCAGACTTCGATCCAACATGTACCATGAACTTAACTGAATATGACATAAGTCCAATATCCAATAAGTTCGAATTGAAGTTCACAGCAACCAATCCAAACAATGAAGTGATTTGGTTGATTAAAACATCTGGTCGATTACATGACCGCTCATTTACTATTTCTTTCTCTAAAGATGCTGCTATCTGGCATAATATCACATATAGCGTTGATATCGTAGAAGGCTTACTAGAAAAGCAAACTAAAGCAGTAAAGAAATAATAATAAAGGCATACAGGAGAAATTCCTGTATGCCTTATTTTTTTTTATTTTTTATCGTAATAAATCTCTTTTAATCGTTCTGTTAACCCAACGATCATCTTATTACCAAACATGGTAATCAAGATAGATGGAACTTTACGAGAAAGTACAGAGTTAGCTGGGAAGATAGTAGAGATTTCTTCATCTGGTCTATCTGGTGTATATGGTTCTTCCCCTTTAGGGATAATACCAGATACGACACCTTTCAATGCAGCGAAGTCAACGACTTTATCACCGACGCCAACAGGGTCGCTGAATTTGATAAAGAATTCAATGATAACACCTTTATCGATGGTATAGCCTTTGATTTTACCTTCTGCATTTGGTTGTATAGGACCAGCCATTTCATAGTATGTATTACCAGAGTACGTAGGGTCATCAATTTTATATTTCTTGATGAGAGCTTTCTTCTTAGCAATACCTTTCCAATAGTCTTCTACTACAGCACGAAGAGATGGAGATAGATTATCCAATTCTTCAGTACAATAGATACGAATATCTTCAATCACACCCGTGTATTTAGATTTAAGATTGGATTTACCAAGGTTCTTGATTTCCTCACCTAAATCTTCACCGATGTTAGATAATAGGTCATTGATAGCATCTTCTTTATTAGATTGCTCGTAGTTGATTAAGGTATCTCCTACTTGGATAGCTTGACCTTTCTTCACCATATTTTCAATGGTTGCATTAGGACCTAATACAAGATGTTTACTCATAACCATTTCAGTGGATAATCGATGGGATAATTCTTCTGTTACCAGTTTACTATCTTCGAATGTACCGAAGGACGATAAACATGCCACTTTACAAAGTGTACCGATGTTGAATTTAGGACCATCGAAGTTATCACCAAAGAAAGTATCGTTGATAGCGATGATATCATTCTTATTGAACTTATCACCTACGTTAAACTTACTTTCCATTTTATTGGATAAGTAGAAACCACCAGCACCATTCTTAACGACTACAGGGTTAAGATTGATAGCTTCGTGTTTACCACTATTATATTTAACAATCATCATACCCGTTGCTTTATCGAAGCGTTCTACTACACCATTCTCTTCCGCTTTAATAGCGAAGTCTTTAGATACTGTGTATGGTAGAGTTTTTTCGATACCGGAAGAGATAAGTACTGGACTCATATCTTTAACTGGAATGATATGTTTAGATTGTTTCGTTGCCATGGCTGTACGGATACTATCATCACGAGATACACCCAATGGCGTTAATGCTTCAGCATAGGAGAATGCGTTGTTGTCTTTAATTTCACTATTATCACGACTGACATCAATGAAACCACGACTATCAATAATCTTAGGTTCAATCGTTAATTCTCTAACGACACCGCAGTTAGCATCAGGAGAAGTAGAGATAGACATAAGCCCTGTCATAGATGCATCGAAACTACGTTTCTCTTGTGTATAGGCTTTATCCATATTGATACCAAAGTGACCTTTAGCAGAAATGGAACGAAGCTTTTCTTTTTCCGTAATTGGATTGATAACAGAGTAGTCTTCCAATGTATTCAATGCCATGATTTGTTTAATAACCGCGTTCTTAGGAACAGAAATCTTGACTGGGTTTCTATTCATAGCAGTACGACGATATTTAGTGTACGCTTCAGATAATACGCTATATAGCACAGCAGAGATAATCTCATTGTTACGAACACGGAATTGACTCATATCGATTTCAGAATGGTAGGAGTTATCAGCTAATAGTGTATTAGCAGCAATCAATAAACCAACGAAATCGGTTGGATAACCCATTTGCTCTAAGATTTGTTTTGTTACAGGGTCAATCATATTATCATAGAAGGAATCGTAACCAGATGCAGTAGAACGCATACCAGTTTGTGATTCAATGATATCTAGATATGGACTCTTTGTATCAAAATCAGAGAACTTATAAGCCACAGTATCAAAGATAGCTAAGCCATTCAATAATAGAGATGCTTGGATTGGTTCTCGTTTATAAATCATATACCCATCAGCAAATCGAATAACACCTTCATTTTTACTTAATCCTTTTGGATTTGTATCAGAGAAACGATATTCGATGTTGGCTTTACGCATGATAGTACTAAGACCTTCGTAGTATCCCAATAGGATAATCGTAGGAATCTTCTTAGCCATAATCATACAGTATGTATACATGAACTGTTTACCAGCTTTAGCACCATTCGCTAATGTCCAGAAATCAACTTTCATTTTTTCTTCAAAGGCTTTAACGAATTGGTCAACGATACTGTTAGCAGAATCATCATCTGCGTTACCATCGGCATTTACAGTCATGATAGTGGTATCAATCATACCGAATCGTAATTGATTGGTATCTTCCAATTTAGGAATCAATTCATGACGTTCTTGTTCAGTAAAGTATGCTTGGTCGAATCGTAATGTAATCTTAGAAGACCGTACTTGCAGTTCAAGAATATCTCTAGCAATAGAATCATATTCGATAGTAGTCTTAGTAGAACCATTTAAAGCCATACCATTACCACGACGAACTTTGAAGTATTTCGCATTATCTGGAGATAATATAATCTTCTTGAATAAATCAACCTTAGGAGATACATTATCACCACGACGATACATAAATACTTTCTTGAAGTCAGTTCTGATTTGAACAGTATCTGGACGAATCTTAACAATTGGTTTTTGTAGTAATTGGTTTACGAGTTGCTTACGGTTACCACCAAGGTACATATAGTTCTTATCATAGATTTTAGGGATATCAACAGTCACACTATGTTTCACTCGGTTAGCATCTTCTAACTTGATAGTATACGTTTCTTTCAAATCCATAGCAGTAGAAGAATCTACTTTGCTAATGCCTGTGATATAGACAGGTAGCGGTTTATCATTCAATGATTTGAAGGCATTGATGATATCCTTTTGCATAAGTTTTTGATTATAGGAATCATTGAAGTTATCGAAACGAACTTCTTTCACATTTTCATTCGTAGTGAAGACTTTGTTTCCGATATTAGTTGCATTGATTTCCACATCAGGTAAATCAATATTGACTTTACCTAAAGCTATATCGTCCAACCGAAGCTCTTTTTGACGACGACGAAGTTCTTCTTCTCGAGCAGAGTTCTTAGCGAGAGTCTTTTCCATTTTATCATAGTTCAACTCAATAGCCGCTTTGGCAATCTCTTCATCAAGGTTTTCATCATCATCTAAATTAACTTCTGTTTCTTCAGGCTCTTCATCTTCCAATGGAACCGCTGTGATTTCTTCTTCCTCATCGGAATCGGGTTCATCGATATCTTCGTCTTCAGGTTCTTCAACTTCAGCTTTTTTATTATCAGCTTTAAGTTCACCGCTTACGATAGACGTTGCGAGTTCAGAACGAAGAGCTTTCTTCATTTCATCATCTAATACACTATCATCGAGCGTATCAATTTGGTCGATACTATTTTTAAGCTCATCTTCTGGTGTTTCGACAGGAACAGAATCAGGTAATGTACCTTCATCATCTAGAGAATCAATCGTAGTCATATCGATTGTATTTCTGAATTTTCTAAGTTCCTTGGCGAAAGCTAGATGGGTTCCTTTATCGATATCTTTGAAATTGAAATGGAACCATCCAGACGTACCATCAAAGATGATACAGGTATATTCAGATAGATTTTCTTTTAGAATCGTGAAATTCTTTCTAAGTGCAAAGTACATCATACTCAATGGGTTATGTAGCTTAGCACTCATGTTAATAACGTCTTTCTTATTAGAACCATTGATATCCCAAGTCGAAGCATCGATTAAGATAAACTTATTCTTGTGAGATGTTCCAGGTAAAGAAAGCGTTAAGAATTGACGTAGTGAAGCCATATAAGCATTCACTACCATTTTATATGTGCGATTACCCACCGCTTCATTGAAGTTCTTATGGAAATCGCTTGTATCAACTACGATATTTCTATTTTTAATCGGAGCCGGTTTTGGTAGATATAACATCCCCAATTCATTTTTACAGAACGTAGCCATATCACTAATTTGAGTTTGGTCTAACTTAGTTTGAACCATCTTAGTGAAGTACTTCTGTCTAAGTTTATATGGTCGGTAGTACCGCTTGAATGTAGTAGCTAATCGATAGCTATCTTCATTCAGAATAGCGACACTATCCTTATGGTCATTGACCAGTACGACTAATTGCGTTTCATAGCCACCATTCGCTGGATCGTATGGCAACTTTAACTTTTGCTTAGTATACTTAAAAGGATTTACTTTATCCAAAGTAATCAAGTGATTCACATCCTTTCATGTGCTTAATCAGTTATATAACTGTCAAAAAGATTAAACACCATGTATTTATCTAGGTTATAAATATATATCATTACTATACAGTGAAGGGCTAAATTAGTAGTCAATAATTCACATTTAAACACCATATTATATTTCAATATGGAGAAAGGAGAACAATAACTATGATTAGACGTATTGATTTTAAAATGGTAAACGGTCGTCCGTTCTATACCATCAAATCTGGGTATTTCAATATATCCAAAAATAATGGCATATTTGCCTTAGAATCTAATTCATGGTCAGTATACGTCCATGAAGATAAGATTGTCTTTCGTTGCGACTCATTGAGTCGTGGAATGAATGATGACCTAGTAAGAGAATTTACTATCTCTCCTAAAGAAGGTTCATTATTCATGCAAACATCAAAGGATAACTGGTATTGGTTCTGGCGTGATAAAGAAACGCAAGATGTAATGGATAAATACTCCATTAATAAAATCATACCAATCGACCCATCTGAGTATATTCATTTAGAACAAGTGAACTTACTCGAACATCATTATTCTCCTGACGGTGAATATGATGGATATCGCATCAAAGATTCCACTATCAAGGGATCTCAATCCTTCAAGGTATGGTTGAGTGATAAAGTGGCAATCAATAAGATTGAACCTAAGATTATCACAAAACACCCTATTCTAGGAAACACTACAGAAGTGATTCTTTCTGATGTATATTTCAGTTTAGATACATTCATGCTTGTTAAGAACCGTGAAGAACATCAAACCTTATACATCAATAAGGATATTCCTATCAGCGATATCGACGAATACATGAGTCAACATGAACCTGTATTCTCAGATATCACACCTGTATTAGATGATTCATTCATTAAGAACTCTAATATCGGTAATTAGTCTTATATACGGATACCAGTTAGGTATCCGTATATTTTTATTATCTAAGAAAGGAGGTACTATATGCTACTATGTAAGGTATTCTCATACGAAGAAGCATTACGTGAAAAGTTAATGGATATCACTCATGAGATGTTTGAATACATCACTGACGAAAAACACCAAAAGAAACGATTCAAACAAAACTTAACAAAATCTGGTGTTGAATCAGTCCACTCATATCCATGTGATAACTTATTACTGAAAGTCGTTCGTATGAATAGTGGTAAGCATCAGATATTACTATTTGATGACGGTGATGATGAATATAGCGTTATGATTGCTAGTAATGTAAGTCCTAGACGTCCTAAAAGTTATATCTATCAAATACCCTCAAAGTCAACGTATCAATTAGTAACAGATGAGCCACCAAAAGGATATCCGCCATTGGATAACTTTTACTTCACATGTATCAGAGTTATTCTCAGATACAATGAAATTTATATTAGAAAATCCAAGCAAACGTTTATCAAAAATCTAATACGTGAGCAAGGATGTGTTTTAAAACGTTTACAAGATCTCTATCGTTATGAGATCGATATTTAATTTAAGGAGATTACAAAATGGGTAAATTAGTAGGTAAAGATTTGCTAGATTTTCTAGCGAACGCAAATCGTACGTATGACTGGCAAATGACAGATATGGAAAACTCTGTGGTGTATGCCGCTTGTAACTTAGGTCAAGATGGTATTGTCACTACAGAATCATTTAAGATTGAAACTGAGTTCGGTGTATCCTGTCGATATGATGAAGATAGAGGAACTGTAGAAGCAGATGGTCATGGTCTTCTATGTACAATTTACGAATTAGTGGATGATATGTATTACCCTATCATTCTACTAGGTCAAGAATTCGACTATAAATCTTTTGCTCAATACCAAGAAGGTAAAACATGGTGGGAAATCCAATCATTCGACCCATCCATTCCAGAATCATGCTCTGAAGAGCTTATGGAAAAGCTATGTAAACTTGCACTTGAACTAGGTCAGCTATCTACCGATGATGGTGAATTAGATGAGTATTTGATTTCCAATGGTATCGCTTTTGATTCTGTTGGGTTTGCTAATCTTCTTTGGAAGAGCTTCTTACAAATCCGTCAAATCTACACTCAATTAGAAGATACCTATGCCAATATCGAAGTAGCGGATTTGTTCCAATACTATGATGATGATATCATCAACAATCGTAACGATGCATTAGAATATGCGAATGGAATGATTGATGAATTAGTAGATTAGGGGTTTCCCTAATCTACTTTTATTTTGTTTATTTTAGGAGATGATGACTATGCCAAGATTTTTAAATCAAGTCGTTGATGAATATAATGAAACATGTAATAAGTTCTTATCTATCGTAGGGGATGTGTGTCATACTATGTATGCAGCATCCAAACAATCTAAGATACCAACGAATCATATTGCTGATGAGCCAATGTTTCGTTGGGAAGTCCCATTAGACGATGGTATGATGGTTGTGATGGAATGCACATCCTATCGTACGAAAGCACTGAAACACTTCATTGTAAAAGTTAACGACAACGACCAAATCATTATCAAATATAATACCGTTAATCGATACTGTGTTATCAGACAAGAAGCAGGTAAAAACCCAGGTCGTTCTATGCGTATCAACCAAGTTGACCAATTTGACTTTGCTTTTATCACAGAAACTGTCGTTAAGACACATAGGGCATACCGAAAGAAGGGTATCGTTCTATTACATGATGAAGGTCGTAAATTAGTAGAACTTTCCAATATCTTAACAAATCTAGTCTATACTAGAATCGATTTATAAATCATACGAGTAGCCCATATTAGTAGGCTACTCGTATTTTCTATTTCACATCTTTATACTATTACAGGAGAACTAAAAATTATGAATAAAGATATCAGATTACAAGCACAAGAGCGTATTGAAATCAAAGTAATTGACGAGAAAGTATTTGCCATTGACCCATCCGGTCGTGAGCATGAGCTTTCTTACAACTTCCCAATTGATATTACACCTCATTGGGAATTATCTCTATCCTTCAAGGGTAAAAGTGTTCAAATCCGTTATATCGGGTATACTAAACATGAAGACGCTAGATTATCCTTTGCTAATCCAGCTGAAGATGGTCTAATCTTCCTATGGCATGAAACAGAAGACGAAGAAACTAGTATCTATCACTTCGGTTTCAAATTCCGCTCTCTTAAATCTAAGCTATTCAAAGAGAACAATGAGTTTATCTACGTTAAACCAATCATGTCCGATAATCGTTTATTAGCGATTCATAGTCGTCCAGAGAATCCAGTTGTAGGGTTCTATATCAATCGTCAAGATTTACTCTATAAGATGAACGGTATCTTCCCAGGATATGAAACAAACATCACATTCGATGGTCGTTTAACATACCTATTCAGAACAAACTACTTCTTCCCATTCTTAATCGTTGAGTACCAAGATGGTTCTCGAGGCTGTTATGTATACAGCTCCATTGACCTTCTCACTCAAGAGAAGCAATTAGCAGATTTAGTTCGTATTTAACACAAGTAGAACGGTAGGACACATCCTACCGTTCTTTTTTTTACCTTCCCTTTCTTTTTTTGACAAGTTAGTATATATTAATTCTCTCGTTTATTTAAAAAAGGAGTTGTAATCACATGACTTCTATCTCCGATATCAGGGTATTCTTAGGTAAAGAGTTCGATAACTATTACTGCGTAGATGACTTAGACCAGTTAAAATACTTCCTTTGTCATGACGTATTAGACCGATTCACCATCTATGACCCAAACGAAACGACGTATACCCATGATTATTTCGATATGGTATATTCTTTACTGCAAACAAGTAAAGATATTATCACTACCATTCCTTACAACTCAGAGTATCGTGTTAATAAGCCTCTTATCTATACCGTTTGTATATACCAATTCTTAGGTATGTTAAAGACGGATAAACGGGACTATTGGACTCATTCCGTCGAGTATCTCAAACGAGATGCTAAGCAACTCATCTCGTACGGGTTTACCGAACCAGAAATCAAAGAGATGCTATGGATTCTTTCCAATAACCTCATTCCAGATATCAACAAGGCAACCAACTGTTCGTTCCCATTCAATCCAGGGAATTTATATATCGTATCCGACGCTATTAAATTAGCTCGGTTACCTATCTACGATCTCGTTCTTACGACATACCACGAGGTATACTACACGCATCGTTATAATATTACAACGTACGATATTTCTCATATCTCACAGCTAGTATATCTACGTCTCCAGTCACTTTACGGTTACAAACAATGTAACCATCTATACTTATTACACCTCATTTTAGAGAGTCCTGTCTATTCCGAATATAACGAGTTACAAAATATCTTAGAATCTCAAGATACATTCAACGAGTATATTCAACACTACTTCGACACAACCTCTATCAATCGAGGTCTTCAATAAGTATACTATACCTGTCTTACGGCTATAGCCGGGGGCGCAACATTTTCTCGTCGTAAATCATTGGACCTTTATGCTTCGCTAGATTAACGACCTATATATTAGTATTTATACTCTATTAAAATTTTTACTATATATTAGATTAAGTATTTGGGGTGTATGTATCCAACTCTCTCAACTGGAATTCCAGTTCTTCTTTATACATACTTACCCCAAATACTTCTTCTTATCATTTTTATACTACTATAAGTGGTATATATACGACAGCGTATCTTTCTTTCCCTTTCATTGGTATACATTCCACCGGATAGATTCCATCTCTTCCATTGAAATACCAAGTCATCTTAAAGTAACTCATTAGAGTTACTTTACTTTTTTTATTTTCTATTGGTATATCCAATAGGTTATATTTCAATTCTCCCATTGGTATACATTCGACATGTATATCTACTTTCTCTTTCACTGGTATATCCTAATGGCATATTCACTTCTTTCTATTGATACATATTCAACTGATATACTTATTCCATATTCTCCATTGGTATACAATCCAGTTTTAATACTTCTTTCTTTCCCTATAGTGAAATTACTTAACCACTTTATATTCCATTCTTTCTATTGATATACCACTCAACTTAAAGTAACTTCTTCTACTCAATTCACTTATTTTTTTTATTTTATAATAATTTATAATAGTATCAACTTATTTTTAAAATTACTATATATTAAATATAGATTTTTAAAAAGAACGTTAGTTCTTTTTAAAAAGATATAACTCTTTTAAAATGATATCATATGTGAATATGATATTATTTTAACAATAGAGCTTGTATTTTTTCTGACGACGCCTTTTTAATGGCGACGTCAAAAAAATACGTTT